ATTAAATACGCTCCTCCGGGCCTTGGGCTTGAAATCGGTGAGCGCCTCGTTAACGGTGGAAAGAACCCGGACGAATGGCGTAATGGTGAGGCTCAGAACTTGGACCGGGCACAGCAGATGCGTAAATTGGCCCCACCGTGGGCAGGACGAGGCCCCGGCATGGCTATTGCCTATCCGGGTCGATGAAACTTCCGGGTCACTCAACCCCGATCATTCCTAAGCGACGACTGGTATCTCCCCACAGCGGATCTTGGAAGACGGAGCCTGAGGACCGACAGATTGACCGTAACCAGTATAAAAATCAACTCCACGGCAACATAAACCCGTGGATCATGCAGCAACTTCAGAGGAACGAAAAGTTCAACGTAACGGCCTTTGAACGATGAAAGAGATATTGATCCAAATGTTTGATACTAGTAAGGCGGCGGTCTGTTGAGCGGCGAAGCCCTTGCAATCATTATTGCTGCATCTATTGGCGCTATAGGCACCATAGTTGCGGGAATCCTCTCTCTCACGGCCTCTATTCGTCAAATGCGAGAAGAGAACACTCTCGACCACGGTGTAGTCCAAGAAAGGCTTCAATCCTTGAGGACAGATGTGGCCGAAATGAAAGATGATGTAAAATCAGTAGGTAGCCGCTTGGACGCTCATGTTGAGTGGCACGTTGGACACTCCATTAAGGATTGATAATGAATATCAGCGCTGTAGCAGTAACCCTTATTATTGGCACCATTCTTCCTGTGCTCGTCGGTCTCGTAACGAAATTGGACGCTTCCAGCAAACTAAAGGGCGGGCTTCTTGTCGCCCTGAATGCTACTCAGAGCCTGATTATTGCCTCCCGAGTTAGCGATGGCGGTGCTTATTTCACCGCTGATGCCCTTATTCTGTTCGTTGCTGGCGTGGTCGTGTCGCTGATGTCTTACTACGGCTTCTACAAGCCCAATGACGTTCCGGCTAAGTTGGCTCCCAATTTCGGTATTGGCGGCACGAATGCAGTAGATACCCCCACTACTGACTCAGACCGTAAGGATCTGCCAGCCTGATGTCTATCCGAGTCGATCGGGAGGGGTTTGGTCAGACCATAGATCCGGGTTCTGTTGGACAACGGTCCAGCGGTGCTCAGGTCTATGACGACGGAACACGCCCCGCTCCGTGGGTGCCCGGTCCATGGGCTGGTCGAAACGAATTAGAAGTATCCGATACTTTGCGTCTCATGTCGATCCCTTCGGAAGAGATTGCTGCGATTCGTCCGCCTGTCCCGTATGTGCTTTTTCCTGACGAGGAACTGGGCTTTGTTCCTCAACCGCTGACCATTGATGAAGTTCTTGATACAGACCGTTGGTCCCCGAAACTTAGATCATGGCTTTCCCCGACCATTAGACCAAATACCCGAGCCGATTTTCAGGAAAATGCTTGGAGCGGTACCGCTCGTGGCGTTTCCATGTCAGTCAACCCAATGTTGTGAGAACCCGATGCCTAAAGATCCCACTCTCCGTGTAGTAAGTGTCATTAATCAGAATGCTCCTAAGTGGCAGCGCCGTATGGGGCTTATGCACTGGGACATCGAACATGTGTTTATTGATTCATTCTACGATGACACTACTGGTGAGGATTTCAAGGTAACCGCTATCACTGAGAGCCGTTGGCAGTACATGCAGGCTCGTATCAAGTGGTATCTCCCGAGTGCTGTTCGACATGACAACGACGTGCTTGAGAAGGTTCTCGTGCATGAACTCTGTCATGTGCTTCTAGCCCCTGAGCAGTCTTTGATCGATACCAAGACCAGCGACGACATCTACCACAGTCACTACATCGGCCCCGATGCTGATGCTCTGTGGGAACGCAACTACGAGCACCTTGAACTCGCTACAGAAATGGCTACCAAGGCCATTATGGCTGGCTGGGAGGACTGATATGGCGTATCAACCCCGCCTACCAATGGCTCTAGGTTCTTCTCACCAGTTTGAACCAGTTTCATACATCGCTGAAGGCGCTAAGTCTTACGCCGAAGGCAAGGGTCTGAAGTACGACCCGAGCGGCCTTGAACACACCCGAGTAGACCCCGTGCGTGGTTGGTCGGCTGGTCAGGAGTTTCAGAAGCGTATGGGAGATGCCCCTACCCCTGAAACTATGCGTAGTTACGAGGCTCTCCGTAAGGAAACCATAGATCAATACACCCACCTGACTAAGCCCACCAATGAAGGCGGTATGGGCGTTCGGGTTCAGGTCATGGATGATGATCCGTATAGCGGCCCTGAAGATCTTGCTGCTGACCTCCGTAACCGTCAGATCAAAGTTCTATCCACCAAGTCAACCGGTCCTCATGGGTACTTCTCTGACGAAGAGAACGATATGTTCCGTGCAGTCCATGACGTGTTTGGACATGCGGGCATTGGAAGAAACTTTGGAAGGCATGGCGAGGAAGCAGCCTTCCTGTCTCATCGTCAAATGTTCTCTCCTGCCGCTCATGCTGCTCTCACAGCAGAGACCCGAGGTCAGAACAGTTACCTGAACTACATCACCCACGGTGAGTTCCCTGACAATGTTCCCGTAAATATGCCTAAGTGGACTCAATCCACCGGCAAGTTCACAGGCACTCCTGAAGAGCGAGCGCAGACACGAGAGCGTAAGCGCAAGAATAAGGAGATGGCCGGGGAACAAATGCAGTTCGATATTTAGAAAGCCATATGGCATACTTGTGATAGTTCTTTAGGAGGACAAATGGCTGTAAACGTGAGTCGAAGCATGAACGCTGAACTTGAACAGGGTCTTCGTGACGGAAAGTACATTCACCTTTCCCCCGATTGGGGAGTTAATAGCAACCCACCGGTTGAGCGAATGTCGTGGCCTACCTATCAACGGGCTGAGCGTCACACCGAGTGTGACTGCTACGAAGAGATCACGCCTCGTGAGGCTGGCCCTGTCGGTGACATCTTCACGGTTCCCCGTCATCAGTCTGCATTCTGATGTACGTCCCTCGCTGGCACGGCTCTGAAGAAGCCGAAGAAGCGAATAGTGAGGACTCCGGTAAGCCCGGTCGTCAGCCCGTTAACACCCGTACTAAGCGTCACGAAGAGATCTTGGAATCTTTCGCACGGAACGCTGTGCGTATGAAAGTGCGTTATACAAATGGTAGTCGTGCCTCAAAGAAGGAAGCCGGTTTAGAGGCTGGCGAAAAAGCCCACGACGCTATGGAAAAGCAAATCAAACCGTAAGGAACACAAAATGGCATCAGCAGCATGGCAACGTAAGGAAGGCCAAAACTCTAAGGGTGGCCTTAACGAAAAGGGCCGCAAGTCCTACGAGAAGCAAAATCCCGGCAGCGACCTCAAGGCTCCGGTCAAATCGGGAGATAACCCACGTCGTGCCTCATTTCTAGCCCGCATGGGTAATGCTAAGGGGCCGGAACGGGACGAAAATGGCGAGCCGACTCGCCTGTTGAAGTCATTGAACGCTTGGGGAGCATCGTCCAAGGCTGACGCTAAGAAGAAGGCTGCTGCTATCTCCGCTCGTAACGAGTCGAAGAAGGGTGCGAAGTAATGCCAGCAAAAAAAGCCTCCTCAAAACCGGTTTGGGATAAAAAGAACCCCAAGAAGACCAGCGAGAAACTTTCTCCTTCTGAGAAGTCAGAAGCGAAGGCACGGGCTAAGAAGGCCGGTCGTCCTTATCCAAACGCAGTGGACAATATTGCCGTAGCCAAGAAAAAGGGTTGATATGGCCGCAGGTATGAATGGTTCCTATGGGTTTAGGACCGAATCCGATCCCAATCGAAGCGTTACTAAGGCTGCTATGCCTCAGTCTCTCGCCTCTAAACTCCACTACGGTGGTAAGTCGTCTAGAGAAATCTATGACATGCCTGATACCGAGTGGAATAGCCTTAGCAAAGGCGGGCTAGTTACAAGGGACGAAGTTTTCAATAGTATGAGGGCATACGAGCACTACTCAGATAGTGCGCCCGACAACACCAGCAACTAGTATTACCAATCCTTTCAATAACAGGAGTAAGAATCGTGCCACGCCTTGCCAGTTGTATGATGTGCGCCAAAATCGAGCGTATGCCTGATCCCCCCGCCGACGTTCCCCACGTTCCGGCCAAGATCTCCTATATGGATATGGGAGTTGAGAGGGATTACACCTTTGAGATGGAAGATGGCACAGCCATCATGGTCCCCGAGTACGACCCCATCTTGGAAGACTTCGTTGGACGACATGGTCATGGTCGCCCTGATACCGACGTTATGGGCTTTATCAAGGTCTTTCCGGTCGATCAGAAGACCTACGAGAAGATGGATGTCGTCACAGAGTTGAAGAAGGAACTCAACGATCAGACCGGTCTGCTCTTTGAGGAAGCCAATTACTACAAAGACGAAGCCCTAAAGTGTTACAATGATCATAAGAACCCGAGTATTCCGGGTAACGCATGTATCGACTTCTGCGACGACAGCAAGCAGATCGGGCCTACCGTCCCGAAGAAGTATCAAACCTATCTATGCCATATGTGTCCGTATATGCAGACATATATTGCTCAGGAAATGCGAAGCATTTCGGGTCTCTATGACCCGAAGAAGTCCAAGCGGACAAATGGTCTACAGATCGCCCGATCTATGCCAAAGAACTTGAAACGTCGATAGGAGTATCGTCATGCCAGCATTTGCAGCAATCATTCCAGCGATTACAGGTGCCCTAGGCGCAGGTGGCGCAGCAGCAGGCGCAGGTGGCGCAGCAGCAGGCGCAGGTGGCGCAGCAGGCGCAGCAGCAGGTGGCGCAGGCGCTAGCGGAATGATGGGAAACCTAGCCAAGCAGTTTGGCCCTCAGATTCTTGGGAACCTAATGGGCGGTGGCGGTGGCGGTGGCGATCAGCAAGGTGGCGGTGGCGGCGGTATGCCTAACCCTCTTGATATGGCTACCGGTATGGCAGAAAACACTTTGGACACAATTGCTAGTGTCGCCAATCAGGGTTTTAACGCAATGCTAGATAGAAACGTGTAATATCGCCGTCAATTATGGCTATTCACGGGATTGTTTCAACTTACTTTGGAGACCTTGAGTTCGATATCGGCAAATCGCTGAATTGGACTAAGCCCTTCTGCGACACCATGTATGTCATGGATATCAATACGGCTGATTCCAGTCGTCAATACGTCGTTGACTGGGATCGATCATTCCCGTCGGTAAAGAAGTCATTCTTCTCGCAGTACTCCTTTCTTACCAACCCGACCACCGCTAAGAACTGGCGCAAGGAAAGTTTCAACCGTGCAAAAACGGCTTGGAACTATGACTCCAACGATTGGGTCATGTTCATTGATGGAACCGAGGGCTTGAACGCATACCACGCCCCGCCTACAACTTTCGACATTGACTCAGCGGCTCTAGTTTCTCAAGAAGACTCTACGGTAAGCACTATTACGTTCACTACCGCCACCAACCACGGGGCCGTAGAAGGAAACACCTTAAGGGTTACCGGCGCTTTCGTTACCGCTACCGTAAATTCTATCGAAGTGACTATCGATCTTAGTGGGTCGTATCTAGTTACAGATGCTCCTTCATCTACTGAAGTTAGTGTGGAGAAAGACTTTGGAGCGGTTATCGATATCGTTGATACACCTCTTGATATTACGGCTCACGGTTATCTGACTACCGAACCACCCGGGTACTTCGGCGGAGACGTGTTCAAGTGTTGGATTCAGGCAGAGATTGACGCAGCCATTGCTGACTCAAAGAACTTCATCAGTCTTGATGGATGGGCGCTAATTAGAAGTGGTGTTCCGACTGACTTGGTGTTAACCATGAGTCAGCCCGGTCTTCAATCCAACGCTGCGACCGCTACTACCTGTGAGGAATACTACGTTCCCATGGGTTCAATGATCCGCATCGCAAAGGTCAGCAGCCTGAACAATCCGGCCTTTAACTGGCTCAGTATTGATCAGCCGGAAGAGTCCTTTGCGAATGCTTACCCAGCCGACAAACTCTCCCTTATCTCGTACTCCTATGTTCGCTGGTCAGACAATCCTGTAAACATGACTCAGGCTGTCGATAGCGGTGCTCCTAACTATGTGACGACCTCACCGCCTCTTCGTCCTACTGCTATCGAATACGACACCGGTTATGCAATGCGCCGACTTATCAGTCAGGTTCGTCCGCTAGATGGAGTGCCCATTGAGCCGGAAGACTGGGCCGATCCCGATCCCGATGGTGAGCAGCCAACGGTTGATTCCTATAAAAAACTAGATCTCATTTATGTAGAAAATGAGATTTATGTGGATGAGGAATTTGCCTATAGCGGTTACAGGCCCTATGGCGGCTCTCCTTTGTACCCCGGAATCCTGCGTTCAAATCTTCGTGAAGGTGTTTGGTACACGAACCAAGGTCCTATTCCTGTGACTATCAGTTGCGCTTCCGCTAGCGCTACTGGCGGTGTCGTTACTATCGATACCGGTATTCCTCATTACCTGTCAGTCGGGTCAAAGGTCTCTATTTACGGAACTGATCCTAATTTCGACGGCGCTCAAATTATTGAAACAGTTCCCACCAGTCGATCCTTTACCTTTAGCCGTGATATTGACGATGTTGCCTCTACCAATTTTCCTATTGGTCAGGCCATTACAATGCCAGCGCCCTTTGGACCGATCCCTTGGAACTATCTGTTGAATACGTTTGGTATCGATAACCCGTCTCAATGGATCAAGTACAGCGGACCACGGACTGTATAGATGGCTATCGTTGTTATGAATGTCGAAGGAGTGCTTACTGATAGCCCTCCTAATGCCAATATCCTCACCTATGAATCCTGCGGTTCAGGTCGTGTGCTGTACAACATGTTCCGAGATTCAAGCCGCCTTGTTCTTCTGTCCTTGGACCACTCAAAGGAACGGGTACAGGCATGGTTGGCCCGAGAGCGATTGACACGGTATGCCGATGTCCATTGCTACCCTCCCGGCTCTGACATCAGTCCTGCCGAATGGAGGATCAAGCACCTAAACGACATGATCGGCATAGGTCATCACATATCGTTCTATATCGATAGTGATCCTGCGACTGTTGGAAGAGCCTTGGAGTGCGGTGTAAATGCCCTTCTCGTGGCTCAGGCCGGAGATGTTCCGGGCAAGTCCGAAAAGGAGCAGGCATATAGCCCATGGTATGATCTTGTGGAGACTATTGAGCAGCAAAGCCTTATAAAGGCTGCTCGTGGGGTAGAGGAAGAGATCGATGGCTAGAAAGTCAGGGCTAGGCCCTCAGGGTCGTAGAACAATCGATGAGGCTCGTGCCGGTGACGGTCCCAGTAAGGGAGCCTTCTCTGAGATTCCCGGTCGTGTTGAATCAGGTCAGACAAAACCTACCGATACCATCCCCGGATATGTAACCGCTGCCGAGCGACCAACTCCAACTCCGGCTCGTGGAGGACTTCTTGGAGGAACCCTTGGAAGGGGTGGCCCCGGCGGTCGCCTGCTTCCCGGTGGCACCCGCTACACCGGTCCTGTGAATCCTAACGATGTAGTTCCTATGCCTAGGTCTGCCTCAGTAACTCCGACTAATTCGGGGACGGTTTCAGGTAACACCCCTTCGGCTGCCAACGCAGGCCCGGGTCGATCAACCACAGTCGGTAATCCTTCCTATGGTGGAAGCGGCGGGGGTAACCCTGTCATTTCCGGTACATCAACGCCCGGTGGAGGTGGAGGTGGAAATACCCCTTGGAAGGGAGAATCTTATATTGATATGGGCCTCGGTATAGGGAAGGCTCTGATCACTCCTTCGCCATATGCTCCGTTGACATGGATGGAACGCAACATGTCTGCTGAGGGCCTCTCCATGCTCTACGGCAACGGAACTGGTGGGTCAGCCCCCCTGTACGGCTATCAGACCAGTCGATACCACATTGAACCTAAGAGGAAAGATCCGAGCGACAATTTCCGAACCGCTCGTCGTGATCCAACTATTGCCGACCCCGAGCCTCTCAGCGGGCAGCAACAGCAGCAGCAGCAAGTTAACCACCAATATCAGAACTCAGATAGTCCTCCGTTTCGACAGGGTGGCTCCTCTAACGCCGATCAGCGTCTTCACCGTGACCAGTTGCATGAGTACACCACCGGTCAGGGATACGCCGGTACCCATGCCGACGCTATTGGCAATACATGGGGCGACGCTCATACCCGTGCTACCAGCGGTATGGGCACTCCCGATAATCCTTTCAACGTACAACCCATCCGAGCACCTAAACCCGAATAGACCGGTATGACCGATATCTATCTCGCTGGCGCTGAGAATCCGACGCACCAGCAAATCCTCGCTTCCTGCGCTGCTAGCCGGGTGGCCGTAAATGTGACCTCCCTGCTACGTCGAAAGACGTTGACGTGGGAACTGGACCTTCCGTATCCCGATTGGGAATGGGTGGCCTACTGCGATGGTCCTGCTACTGCCGATGACCTACACCTAGTTCTAGACAGGGCCTCTAAGGCCCCTGTGTGCGTCGTAGGGCCTCCCTCGTGGTCGGAATGGGATAACTACCTACCTCTTTGGAATGGTGAGGAAGACATCCCCCGAGATCGACCAAACGGCCTCGTTGTCACCGACCGGGTATTCAAAGACAAGGCTCTGAATCGTCGAGCACTCGCCGCACGAAGCGTTGGAACGACCCTTGGAGCGATTACAGGAAGTATCGATCCGGGTATCGGAAAGTATGACCTAGTCATTTCCGGCTCGTGGTGGTCCTCCATGAAGTTTGGTGAGACTCAGGTGTGGGACGGCAAGAAGATGCATCGGTATAACGCCGAGCGCAAGAACGAAGTCCGTACCCGACACACCGATCACATCGAAGCCATGGGTATCGATGTCGCTGGAATCCTCTTGGAAGACCCTGATGAGATCGCCCGTCTAGCCATCACCAGTTGGCAGTATTTCTCCGAAAACCTCTCAAACGGTATCGTTATATCGCTACCACAAAGGTCTGAAGTAACTATCGGGGAGAAAAGCATGGACGAGTTTAGCGGTTCCGAGTCCAATCTCCTTGATACGCGACCCCCTGAAGGGCGGCACCGAAAGGTGCTCCCGGTCATGGGAATGTCCTCCATTACGTCCACAGAACGCCTTGGAGACGGTACTGAGATCATCGAAGAGCAGGCCATCGTTCGGACGGTATCGGAAAGTATCAGGGCATGCGATAACTGCTTCCTAGCGACATCAGGGTGCCCCGGATTCGCTCCCGGCCACTCCTGCGCCTACTCAATCCCGGTCGAAATTCGGTCCAAGGACCAGTTGCAATCGGTCATGCAATCGATGGTCGAACTACAGACCCAGCGGGTTCTACAGGCCCGATTTGCCGAAGAAATCGCAGGTCAGGAACTTACGCCCGAGGTGGGCAAGGAGATGGATCGTCTCTTCAACTCCATGGAGAAGATGCGAGACATCATGGACAATCGTGACACCGTGAAGATGACGGTCGAAGCACGAGGTCGATCCGGTGTCCTGTCACGGCTCTTTGGAGATCGTGTTGGAACCAATGCCAAGATGCTGGCTCAACCCATCGATTCAGAAGACGTGGTCGAAGCAATCATCGAAGAGTGACCCAAAGGTTTGAAGTAACTATCGGGCACTATCGAAAGTGGGAAAGGCATATGTATCGGGGAGTGTACGAAACCTCTTGGGGAGGCACATGGTTTGTCTCCATCAAAAGCGGCGGTATCCCGAGATACCTTGGAACCTTCAAGACGCAAGAAAGCGCCGCCCGTGCATATGACGAGGCGGCGCTATCGCTGCATGGTCCGAAGGCCAAACTGAACTTCCCAGCGTCAACTGATGGCGATGAGGATGAGGCCGAAGAAGCAGAACATGATTGCTGACACCCCTCCGGTTACCACGAGGACCCACGTCGGTATCTTGTAAGAGATGACATTCGTGGCAGGTTCGTGGACCCACTTGTGCATCCTCACAAGGATGACCACCCCCAACATGACTTGGAATGACTTCCACAGCATGATGAACGGGTTTGGAACCCATATGACAAGGGCCGTGAACATGACTACTGGGAACACAAACAGCCAGTAATAGAACAGCGCTGTCGCCGCCCTTGACCCGTGCTCTGCTGCCAGTTGCTGAGGCACTCCTCTCGCTGCCTGAGACCGGGCAATTCGATAGGCCGTGTCAGCCTGAGCCATGGTCACAGCGATCTGAAGGTCTGCTTTCGGAACTAGTCCGTTCTTACCGGTATTGATTGCCATGAGAACTCCTTGGAATGTTTGTTGGAGGGTTCGGACTCCTCCCCCTCCCACGGGAAAGATTTCCTTGGAGGAGGAGTCCGAGAACTAGATGAGGCCGATCAGCATCGACTCCAGCGCTGCTGGAATCTGAGCGAGATCACCGATCTCGTATGCCTCGTTCATGCTGGTCCGGCGTGCCCACCGTGGTGACGGAGTCATAACGGTCTCACCGCTGCCGTCGTAGAAGAACAGCATGGAATGGATGTTGGAGTGCTTGAAGGGCATGAACGCTGACATGTCGCTCCACTCGCCGTCGGTCATCACCATGACGATGTGGTGCTTCTTCGGACGCTCTTCCCACAGCATGGCGGTGAAGGCATCCTTGGGGCATGTGCCTCCACGAGCGTCGAAGAACGGGATTTCGTGGGGCGACTCGTTGGTGCCCCACACGCTGTAGGCACCGTGGTCGAACGCCGTCACGTCGCAGTCGATGTTGATGCGCTCACAGGCGGTCTTGACGGCCCATGCCATGGAGCCGAGCGCCGAGCCTGCGTACTTCATCGATCCCGAGATATCCACGAACAGCGAGACGCTGATGTCGGTACCGGGTTCTCCGTTGTCTGACCACGAGCGGAACACTTCCATGTCACCGGGCTGGCGGGTGCGGTAACGGATCGGCTCCAGCACGCCACGTCGCTGCTGTGACTCCCAATGCGGAGCGCAGTCGGCGGTAGCGATGTCGAAGGCACGTTCGATGTCTCCGACCATGGAGAGGGCCTTGGAACGATCCTCTTCGTTGTTGTTGGTGAACGAGCCGCCGAACTTCGGGAGCGATCCTTCGTCGCAGTTGTACGCCTCGTTCATGGCAACCACGTCGTCGTTGATCGTCTCGTTGTTGGCGAGATTCTCCAACGCCTCGTCCATCGCACCAGCGAGGTCTTCGATGGCTGAGCGACGTGCCCTGTGTGCATCGATGTCGAACGCATCGTGCTGGTCATCCTCGTCACGGTCGCCGGAGCCAGTGCTGCTGCCCGAGCCGGGAGCGGGGGACTGAACGCTGCTGCTGGACTGACCGGTGCTGGACTCCTGTGAGTCGCCCTGAGCGTCGTTCTCGTTGCCTCCAGCACTATCGGACTCGTCATTGCCCTGCTCGCCCTCGCCGGACTGGCCTGCGGCCTCGCCGTTGTCGGCCTCTTCGTCCTGCTTCTCAGCGATCTGCTGGACACGCTGGCCCGACTGCTTGATCTTCTCAGCGTTGTCGGCAGCATCCTTGGGGCTGTTGCTGGCGACCCGACCGTTACCGATCTCGTTGTGGTTGTCCAAGTTGCTGACCGTGAGATTCTCCAAGATGACTCGCATCTCTTCGACGCATTCGATCATCGACCAAGCCGTGTCAGCGGCCATGTAGCGATCGACGACAGCCTTGACTGTCGATGACGACACACGGCTGTCGCTCTTGAAGCCCTTGTCCCACAGTTTGCGAGAAGCGTCACGAGCCTCGCTGGGGAGGTAGTACCGGCCAGCCACGAGCGCCCATGAGGTCTCAGCACCAGCACCGGCAAGCATGTTGCGAATGACGAGCACGGTGAGCATCGATGCGATGGCCGGTGATTCCTCCACGAGGAGCATCTCCATGCGCTGGTCCTCCAGCACGTTCCACGCCTTGTGGAATCCACCGTCGATATCCCAGCGGTTCCATGCCTCGCCAACCTGACGGATCGTGGCCTGCTGGCTGTGGAATGAGTACCCAGCCTCGTGGGCGATGTTGAGCAGGTCTTGAAGCGGCACGGTGAAGAGGTTGTGACCGACCTCGTGGTAGAAGACACCACGAGTCTCAGCGGCGATCTGACGGAGTTCTTCGACAGTCACCAACACCTCTGACGGATCGATAGCGGTTCCGGTGGACCGGTTGAGACGGTTCGTCAGTCGATAGTCATGGGTGACTCTGATGGTCTTGAAGTCGGTCATGCCGGAGACCGACTGAGACGGAAGGATGCTCACCGGGAGGGTGAGTCCCCACGAGTTCATCACGGCGGTCAGACGAGGGGTCAGGCCGTTGGCGATCATGTTGCTGCGCTTGTTCACTTCCTGACGTGACTGGCGATATGCCGCACGATCAAGGTCCTGCTTGCCACGGACGATTCGTTCGGCCTCACGAGTCGCTGCCTCACGAGCAAGCGAACGACGTGCGTTGCTGTGCTGCTGACGAGCGATCTCGCTGGACCACTTCTTCTGTCGTGGCTTCCGGGTCTTCGGGATGGATGAGGTGCTGCTGTTCGGATTGGTCATGTAGTCATTAAGCGCACACTTTCCGAACCATTGCAAGTCTCAATATGTGATTTCTCTGATGATCAAGGATTTCGCTTCATTGCCCTCTATATGGCCCTGAGAGCGGTTTGAGGGGCTTTCGGCCATAACCACCCATATGAATGTCTCGCAGGCCCTCTCAGGGCAACGGACCCGAAACGTGATTTCATCGGTCGATTCAAATAAGTCAATGAAATCAAGTACTTTCGCAATCGATAAACGCCAAAAACGCAACTTTTCGTTCTACGGACGAAATGGGGTTCTGAGGGGGTCCGAAAGAAATTTGCCCCGATAGGAAGAAATGACTTGCAATCGGTTTCGATCTGTGCGCCTAATACTTGAGACCAATCCAACGCCCCACGGGGCAGCACATCAGGAGCAACACATGACCACCAAGACCGCCCGCATGAAGTTCGGAGACACCTACCGTGTCCGAGCCGGAGAGTTCGCAGGACGAGAGGCACGGATCATCGATCCCCAGCCTTTCCCTGACACGGACCTCAACCGTCGCCGCAAGATCACCGTCGATATCGAAGGTGAGCAGGTGTACCTCCTCCCCCGTCTCCTTGAGACCAACGTCGTCCCTCTGCATCAGCCGCAGCGTCCTATCGCTGACATCTCCATCCCTCACCCGGTGACCGGTGTTCCGGTCCTCATCCCCGGTGACATCACCGACGCTGACGATCCCCGCCTTGACCCATGGCGACCGGACCCGAAAGACCCGTCGATCAAGAAGTACATCAACCGAGTCATGCCGAACGGGCAGACCGACGTGGACTTCCTCATGTCCTTCTACGAGAAGAAGGAGAACGTCCTGCTCGTCGGGGACACTCAGTCAGGCAAGACGCTCATGGTGTCGGTGCTGGCGGTGCTCGCCGGTCAGAAGCGCCCTTCGGGCAAGCCTCTCCCGGTGTTCCTCCTCTCCGGTTCCTCCGGTGTCAGCGAGTTCGACCTGTACGGTCAGCCGACCGCTTTCACCACCCCCGAAGGTGGAGAGCGCCTTGTGTGGCTTCCGGGCGTGGTCGATCTCGCATGCCGAGTCGATGCCTGCATCCTCTACATGGACGAGGTCAACATGATGGGCGAGCGAGTCACCTCCGCTCTGCACTCCGTCTGTGACCACCGTCGGTCCTTCGTCAACCGCATGAAGGCAGTGCGAGTCGTCCACGAAGGCACCGAGACCTTCATCCCCGAGATCGTCAAGGCATCTGACGGCATGTGGATCGTCGGCACGATCAATCCTGCCGGGTACAAGGGCGCTTCGATGGGCGAGGCATTCCTCAACCGCTGGGTCCACATCCCATGGGGCTACGACGAGGCCGTGGAGAAGAAGTTGATCCCGAGCGCCACCGTGCGTCTGCTGGGTCAGGCTCTCCGTGAGGCTCGTGCCACCCGTGCGATCAACACGCCCATCGGTACAGCCGCTCTGAGCCGCCTGTGCGAACAGGTCACCAACTACGGCGTGGAGACCTCGCTGTGGATGCTCACGGCGATGTTCACTCCTCAGGAGCAGCCGAAGGTCGAAGCGATCATTCAGGACCGGTCGATCAAGATGCTGCTGGAGGACGAGGTGGCAGCGCTCAACGCCCCTGTCGCACCGGCTCCTCAGCCGCTCGTGGATTCCTTCAACTCGCAAGAGCCGTTCTGATGAGCGCCACCACAGAGGGAGGGCTTCGGCCCTCCCTCACCATCCTTGATCACGACTCGTGCGGGTACGAACTCACGCTGATCTCCTGCGACGAGACCTGTCAGGTGTGCGTCACGATGGCTCACGAGGCTGCGTACGACGCTTGCCGAGCAGAGGCTCGCAAGGCTGTGAAGTTCATGTACCTGACTGCTGATGACAACACCGTGACTCAGCACGAGGTGTTCGTGACCCGTCTCTACAAGGTCGATCTCAACGAGGAGCCGTTCTGACTCAGGAGCCAGCAGCCCGGTAGCGAGGACGAGGGTCCTTGCCCGGAGTAGCCCGACAGACAGCAGGATTGCCCGATCCACGGATCAGGCGAGCGCCCTTCTCGTCCGGGTCGCAGATGGCTCCACCACGAACGTACCGGATGGCTTCCTTGTGTTCTTCCTTCTTCTTGTTCTTCGCAAGGCTCTTCGGAGCAGGCTTACGAGAACCACGCTTCTGTTCAGACATACACCAATGATACCGCTGGAGGTGCTATATGGCCGAGTATGAGAATCCATATCAGCAGTACATCGTTGACAAGAAGGACCCGTGGTCCGAATACCACCCAACTCCGAAGAAGAAAGCCGTGAAGAAAGTCATCTCTTCCGCAGGCGGTAGGAGTCGTACGCAAGAAGAACTGCCGTACCAGTATCCTGTGAAAGCCTCCCGTCCCGAGTCGGCCAGTAAGGCCGAAATGTGGCGAAAGGTGAAGCAAGTGTGGGACGACTGTCAGGCACTTGGTTGGGATGAAGAGGACACCGCAGAGGCGCTGTTCGGAATTGTCGAAGAGTTGACTAGGACACCGGAGGACAAGTGAAGGACAGAGCATCGGACATCTTCGATCTCATCGCTGATGTGGTAATCGCACGACAGTCTGAGTGGAGAGATCAAGCAGCATGCAAAGGGCACGGAGCGGAGACGTTCTTCCCGAAGCAATCGAATCCGATGGGATACGTTGCAGCCAAATCGATATGCGATACATGCCGAGTGCAGAAAGAGTGCAGGGAGGATTGGTCTCTGATGCCTGCCGCAATGCAACGACATGGAGTGTGGTACGGAACTACAGATCGTGATCGAAGAGGACGGCTGTAACTGAAAGGGCCACCCCCGAAGGGGTGGCCCTTTCTCATTCTCCGTCTGAGACCGACACACGCTTCTTAGGGCGGTCGTGAGTTCGAAGTGGATCGCCCCATGAGAGACGGTTCCTCTTCCGACCGGCCTTCGTGCCACCGACCTTCTCTCGCTCACCCGTCAGAGGGTTAATGCGGGAGCGCTCGTTGGCATGCGAGCCGCTGCTCTTCTTACCTTTAGCCATGGCCGGAGATCGTACTCCTGAGGCCCTGAGTATGGGAAGGAAGGTGCAAGGAAAGGAAAGACTTGCGTCTGTCACACAGGGCTGGTAAAACATGTGCATCGACCAATCCAGTCCATCAGGAGGACACCATGTCAGCATCCACCATCAACGCAACGGAGCGCCGCACCGCTCTCCTCGTCGCTTTCGCTGAGGCCAAGGCCGCAGCAGACGAGGCCGCTGCCATCGCCGCCGAGGCCAAGGCTGCTCTCCTCAAGGCTTGCCCCGAAGAGGGCGTGCTGGAGGCCGACGGCTTCCGAGCCACCATCACCGTTCAGGCTCGCAAGGACTTCAACGTCGATGCCGCTGCCGAACTCCTCGCAGAGGAAGACTTCGAAGCAGTCACCGTCCGCAAGATCGACACCAAGGCGTGGAGCGTGCTCGCTGCTCGCTTCCCGGCCAAGGTCATCGCCAAGGTCGTCATCGCCAAGCCCACCACCGTCGTCACCATCAAGGAGGTCTGATCATGGCCGTTCAACGAGTCCGATTCCACAAGGCTGGCAACCGATACGTCAGCGACGATTACAAGGCACTGTTCTTCAAGGACAAGGCTCAGGGTAACTGGTGGCACCTCCAGCACCGTGTGCCCGGTGGCTACACCACCCTTGGTCTGTCCTCCGGTGGCACCGTTGCCGAAGCCAAGCGCTGGGCCGAACAACTCGTGCTTGAAGCACGAGCACGTTGGGAACAAGCAGAGTACGACAACGAGGTTGCTGCCGAGTCAGCAGCGCAGGAGGTGTCGGCATGATCGAACTAATCGAATGCGAAGCATGCAACGCTGATATCGATATCGATATCGCCGTCGTTGAGAAATACACCGAAGACCCACGCTACGGACAGCAGTCGATGTACTTCTGCCCCGAGTGTGCAGACGAAGATGTGCAGCCCGGTCCCGATTGGGACGAAACCGAAGAACGACTCAAGATGGAAGGAATCCGATGATCACCGTCTACAACAACGACAACAAGCCACCACGCTGGAAATCGTGGGAGGAGATCAAGGAGTGGCACTACGACGGCTTCTCCTTGGGCGGTTCAGTCACCTACAACAAGCCTCAGGACGAACTTGAACTTCCGTATCACGCCGTGATGATCGATGACAACGGCGACGAAGGTAACTGGATGGCATTCCACACATACGAAGCGGCCCTGTTGTGGGTGGAGTCGCAGGACTTTGCTGCACATGCTAGGAATCTCTCTGACCAATCTGTACTTGCTGACCTACCGGAGGACTACTTCCAATGAAGTACGAGAACCCATACGACAACATCCTTGATGCGTACATCGGCTGGATGCGTGAGGCCATGGAAGCGATGACCGCAGGCACGATGACCGACGACCAACGGGACATGTACGACGGTGTCCTTGACTCACTCGTTGCCGAACTGACTCCTGTCGATGAGGTGCTTGGAGCCATCGAAGCCATGGCTCAAGCCGCCTTTGGAATCCTTGAAGCGAGCGCCTGATGCAGACGTTCCTGCCATACCCATCGTTCATGGAAAGTGCCCAAGCGTTAGATCGTCAACGCCTTGGAAAGCAGCGTGTGGAGGGCCTTCAGATTCTCCGAGCGCTCAACGGCGACACCAAGGGCTGGGTCAATCACCCCGCTACCAAGATGTGGCGAGGCCACGAGATGGCTCTCGTCCAGTACACCTTCGCCATGTGCATCGAATGGAAGAAGCGTGGCTACAAGGACACCTGCATGGAGAAGATCGCCCTGCTTGCTGACGACAACCGTCACTCGTGGGGTGGTGGCGATCCCGTGTGGCTTGGAGACGAATCGTTTCACCTCAGCCATCGAAGCAACCTGATTCGCAAGGCTCCCGAGCACTACGGACTCCTGTGGTCCGACGTTCCCGACGACCTTCCCTACGTTTGGCCGGTGGCGTGATGCAGGCCCTCGCTAGTTTCCATGACTGGATGCCCTTGGAACACACAAGGGTCTTGGAAGCATCTACTCATGTCCTTGGAGCACCCTCTGTACGCCTTGGAGACGCTCTGCTGGCCTTGGAGTGGGGGGATAACACCATCGAATTCAATGGTCCTGATGGCAGCGGCAAGAAGATGGCCGTCGTCATCATCAAAGCGCTCATCGCAGCGGTGCTGCGTGAGGACGAGATTGGAGGCTTGGAGTGAATCCGAGACTGAAACAACGCCTGACTGATATCGCCATAGTGATATCGATACTTCTATTCGCACTGCTGGTGCTCCATCGGTGCAGCGCTGTGGCCGATTACTACAACGATCCGAACCTGAACCAGCACATCGCTCCGACTGAGATGCAAGGCACGCCGTGAGGTTCTTGGAGATGTTCCCGGCTGCCGAGGATCACAAGGAGGTCGCTGACGAATTGGCCGAGCACGCTTGTGACTTCGATGGCACCGTCACCCTTCGTGACTGGCTATTGGAACGATGGATTATCGATACCGACGACAGCGTGCTCGCCCTCTTGGGCACGAGCCGTGACGATCCCAAACTCCTGATCGATACCGCTGGGTACGACATCACCGTCTCCAGCGAAGAGAAGTGCACGTTCACGTCTCGTGATCGCGAGGAGCCGGACGAGTACTCAACTCACTACTGGATCAGCGTGTGCTCTCCCGATGGTGATCTCGCCGTCGATGAGGGGACCGATGACAGCGGCTACGAAGCGATCGGATCGTGCATAGAGATACTCATCAACGACCTCGTGAGGAGATGCTGTGAGCACGCTTGAGGAGATGGTGACCGAGGTGCTCACCGTCGGCCTCCCGGCCATCGGTCATTGGTCCACGTCGATCCCCGGAGCGCCGGTACCGACGGTCACGGTCGATGAGGACGACGACGGAATCGAATACGCCATCGACAGCACGCTCGTGGTCGAAGGTCTGCTCACCATCGTGCTCAGCGACGGTCATGGCATGGGTCTGTCGAAGGGTCTCCGGTCCTACGTTCGTGGCCGGTTCTTCGGTCGAAACGACCACCCGTTCGATCCCGAGGAGGCTGACGAGATTCTTCAGGTGGCTCTCTTCGGACAGGTCGATTGGTCCTGAAATTGTCGATATCGCCCCATATCAAGGATTTCGTCTCATTGCCCCCTATATGGCCCTGAGAGCGTCTCGCACCCCTGAATGAGACAAACCCCCCACTTCGGGGTCTCAGGCCCTTAGAACGCAACGGAGCGAAATCCTTTATTCGATGGAATTCGACAGAAAAGTGCCTACTTATATGACTTTTTTGAACAGGCACATGTTCGAAAGTCCAATAAACAGGTTCTACGGATGAATTGGCACTTCCGTGCCCCATGGCCCTGAGAAGGCCCTGTTCGACGTACTTCGACCGAGCGCAAGGGAACGAATGACTTGCATTGCTCTTGAGGCTGTGCGCTTAATGGAGACCTACCCACTACCGACCTACGGAGGTCACCATGTCAGAATCAATCGGAACCATCGCCCAGTTCAATGCCGACCTTGAGTTCTACGGCAGCGACGAGGTCAAGGAATGGAAGGAACGCCGAAGCGCAGTCCCGGCCATCGGAGCCATCTTGGACGAGACCGGAACCACCGTCTCCATCACGTTCAACGGCGTGGAGGTCGTTCAACTGAGCGCCGAGTATTACCGGGACGGATCGTTCAAGGGCCTGCTTTCGCAGCGTGTGAAGTACGCCGTCGTGAATCACGACTGGCCCGACTTCCCGTTCACGTCGAACAGCCTCTCCGTTGGGAACGTCTCGCTCTCATCCGAACACGTCGTCCACGAGGTCTCTCTTCCGGTACTTCGTTCGCTCTCCACGGCATCGGGGGTCGCCACCGACTGATCCATCGCCAACCGAGGCGCATGAAGAGCCACCCTCCGGGGTGGCTCTTCTCGTTCTCAGGCCCGATCGATATCGATCGGGATACTTGCGACTGTCACACCGGTATGCCAATATCGGTGACCTACCCACACCGACCACGGAGGTCACGCCATGTCCGCATCAACGAAGCAGATCAACTTCCTCTCCTCGCTCCTCGCTGAGACCGAGGCTGGCCTTGCAGCAGCCGCTGAGAAGGGCGCTGCCGACGTGCTCGCCGCTGTGACCGAAGCGCTCACCCCTGAGATCGCCGCTGCCATGAAGGCCGTCCGTGACGGTTCGGCGCTCATCGAATCTCGCGATGCTTCGAAGGCCATCGACGCTCTCCTCAAGAAGATCAATCCGATGCTCAAGCCGTTCACCGCTGTGGCGCTCCCCGTCGGCCTCGCTTCGTTCAATGCCGAGAAGGTGATTTCGAACCGCTTCGCCAAGGGCTGCAACGTGTGCTCCGAGCGTGTCGATGCTGGTGCCGGTCACGCTCTCCTCGTCAACGGTTCGTGGCTCACGATCTGCAAGGCATGTGCCGAGATCGATCCCGCCGACCGTGAGGCCGCTCTCGCTGCCGAGCGTGAAGAGGCTCGTGCCCGAGTCGCTGCCGAGCAGGCAGAGCGTCAGGCCCTTGAAGAGGCTCGTCAGGCCGCTCGTGCCGACGTTCGTGCCCTGTCGATCGACCTGTTCAATCGTGCCGGTGTCATCGGCCAGTCGAAGCCTGACGTGCACATCGCCATCGCCAACGTGACTGGTTCGAACGACCTCGATTTCTTCCGGGTCGTTCGTGTTTCCGGTCGCATCCTCACCTACCGCATTATCGGCGGCCACATCGATGAAAGCCTTGACATCGAACAAGCCGTCAAGGTGCTGGAGCGCCTCGCCGTGACCGAGGACATCCCCGGTGCTCTCGCCGCCTACGGACGTGAGATCGGTCGCTGTGGCCGGTGCCACCGTCACCTGACCGATGAGGATTCCCGAGCCGCTGGTCTTGGCCCGGACTGCGCCAGCAAGATGGGATTCTGATCGATCGTGCCGATTGATCGATCGTGCTGATCGATGAACAACGAGAACCGCCCTTCGGGGCGGTTCTTTGCGTTTCAGGGCGGTATCGATATCGCCATACCGTCGATATCAAGGATTTCGTCTCATTGCCCCCTGTATGCCCCTGAGAGCGCCTCGTGGGGGTGGTCGGGTATATACCCCCCACCCGAGTGCTGGGAGGCCCTCACAGGGCCATACAGGCATGGGTTCGAAAGGCTTGCACCCGTCGAATTGCCGCATTACGGTCAGGGACCTACCCACTACCGCCCGAGGAGGGCCTGCCATGACCACGACCACCAACCTCTGCCCGAACTGCGAAGAGAATTCCCTCACGCCTGCTGGCAACTACGAATCGAACGGCTTCATCTTCAGCACCACCCAATGGGCCTGTCGTGACTGTGATTACGTCGATTCGTTTATCGACGGAGTCATCGTGAGCGACGACATCGAACTCAGTTTCGAACCGGTCAAGACCTACGTCGAAGCGACCCACGCTGCCGCTGTTGCCATCGACACCGTGCTCGCTGAGATCAATACCAAGATCGCCAAGGAGCGTCGCAACTCCAGCATCGCTGCCGACAGCATCAAGCGTGCTGGTAAGGCGAACGCCGAACGTGTCGCCAAGGGTCTTGAGCCGATGGCTACTCCCTACGGAATCGACACCCGGCGCGAGACCTACCGCATGGCGCAATGCGCTTCAAAGATTGCAGCGCTGGAGGCCGAGGCAGCACCGCTGCACGCCCTGTACAGCGAGCACCGCTGGAGCCGTTTCTTCCTCGTGCTCAACACCAACGGTCACATTCATCGGGACACGTCGTGCAGCACCTGTTTCATCACGACCGACTTCGGATGGCTCCCCGAACTGTCCGGCTTGACCGAGGCCGATGCCGTCGAACAGCAGGGCGAGATTCTCTGCTCCGTGTGCTTCCCGTCGGCACCGGTCGAATGGACCAATGGTCGATCGAACACTGACAAGGCGGCGAAGTCCGAACGTGAAGCGGCCAAGGCCGAACGCCTCGCCAAGAAGACCGCCAAGGCTCTCGTGCCCGACGACATCGACGGCGGTCTCACGTTCCTCGTTGACAGCAATCGACGTGAGCGCATCAAGACCATCTCCGCTGCGAAGGCGTGGCTCACGGACTACTTCGACTGGAACGCTGCCTACCCCCGGACGTGGGAAGACGGCACCGTGGTCCACCACCACCCGTCGTACCCGCCGAGCGCTCTTGAGATCGTGGTCGATGTGTACGCCGCTCGCATCGGATCGACCCCTGAGGCCGAGATCGAAGCGGCACGAAAGCGAGCCGCCAAGCGACGCTGACCCTCGCGAGTCCCCCCCACGAGAAGCCCTCCCCACCCGCCGGGGAGGGCTTTTCTCGTTCCCGAGGGCAATTAGCAAGGCTTTCGCTCACTTGCCCTGAGAGGCCCCTATATGGCCCTGAGAGCGCCTCGTGGCCCTTCCGGCCACTCTCACCCATATCGATCGCTCTCAGAGCCTCTCAGGCGAAAGGGCACGAAATGCTTTATCGACGTTCGACATGCATAAAAGTGCCTTTTTATATGACTTTCTTGATCAACGACATGCTCGAAAGTCCAATAAACGGTTTCTACGGGCGAATATGCATATTTGGCACTTCGACGTTGCCCGAGCGGTCCCTCGCGAGCCTTCACCGGGCGCTGGTCCCGAGGGCAAGGGAACGAATGACTTGATCCCGTCCGAGCCGTATGCCAATATCGGCACCTACCCATCCACTCCCTACCCGGAGGCTTTCCCATGACCAACATCCTTGACTCACTTCTCAGCACCGCCGCTGCCAAGGGCGCTGCCGATGGCGCTGTCGATCACGCTCGTGCCACCAGCACGTTCGACGGCACCGTCACCACGCCAAGCGAGGGCTTCGTGCTCCCCGTCGCTCCGGCCACCAAGACGCTGTACGCCTACCAGCAGGCAGCGGTCGAATCGATCCTCAACCAGCGCCGTGTGCTGCTGGGTCTCCAGCCCGGTCTTGGCAAGACGGCGATCATGCAGGCCGCTGCTGCCGCTCTCGCTGCCGAGGGCAAGCGCTCCGTCATCGTCGTCCCGCCGTCGCTTCGCATCTCCCCATGGGCCAACGAGTTCGCAATCGACTTCCCCCACCTGTCGGTCGCTCTCGTCTCCGGCACCAAGGCCGCAGCGTTTCCCGAGGCCGACGTTGTGATCGTGCCCGACTCCGTTCTCGCCCATCGCATTGCCGATGTCGAAGCGTTCGCTCCCGATGCCGTGTTCGTTGACGAGGCCCACCGCTTCAAGAGCCGTGATGCGAAGCGCTCCAAGGCGCTCAAGGCATTCGCCGCCACCCTCGCCGCCGACGCTGTCGTCGTCATGGCAACCGGCACGCTCGTTTCGAATCGCATCATCGACGTGTACCAGCCTCTCGCAATCACGGGCGATGCCAACGCCAAGGCCGTCAGCGGTGGCGCTTCGTACAGCGTGTTCCTTGACCGCTGGTGCGAGACCGAACTCGTGTGGACCGGTCGTGCGAACGTCCTCGTTGCCACGGGTGCGAAGGACCCTGAAGGCCTTCGTGCGGCTCTCACGAGCACCTGCATGGTCTCCGTGCCTCGCGAGGCCGTGCTCGATCTCCCGGCACGCACCACCGCCGTTCGTTCGCTCGTGCTCAACGGTGACGCTGCGAACTACCGCCGCATGGAGAAGAACTTCCTCTCGTGGGTGCGCGAGACCAAGGGCGACGCTGCTCTCGCTCGTGCGGCCAAGGCCGAAGCGATCACCAAGTTGATGGCCCTGTGGGAGGCCGACGGTCTCGCCAAGGTCAAGGCAGCCACCGAGTACACCACCGCTCTCACCTCGCAGGGCGAGCAGGTCGTGCTCATGGCTCACCACAAGTCAGTCGTGCTCGCCATGTACGAAGCGCTCCTGAACGAGGGCCTCAAGGTCGGTGCGATCATCGGCGGCATGTCGTCCGAAGCGAAGGCCGAAGTTGTCGATGCCTTTCAGGCGGGCAACCTTGATGTCGTCATCGGCAACATCGAAGCGGCTGGCACGGGCCTCACGCTCACCGCTGCTGCTCACCTTGCCTTCGTCCAACTCCCGTGGGCACCGGGCACCTACGGACAGGCCGCTGACCGCATCTACCGCATCGGTCAGGATCGCCATGTCACGACCCACGTTCTCAACATGAACGAGGGCGTGTCGGAGCACCTGTGGAACGTGCTCCAGTCGAAGGTCGCCGTGGCCGATGCGATCAACACCGGCACCGCCACCACGATCGACTTCGACAGCGTTCACGAGGCCGTGCTGGAGTCCTACGGCTGGTGACCTGAGCACGGGCTGGGTAGGCCCGACCGCTCAAGCAAGAACCCCCTGACGGGTAGGTCAGGGGGTTCTTTGCGTTCCGGGGCAATCGATATCGATATCGATACCAGTGAAACAAGGATTTCGCTTCATTGCCCTCTATATGCCTCTCTCGCAGCCTCGCACCCCGTCCGGGTGTAACCACCACCCCGAGGTGCTGGGCGGCGCTCAGAGAGCCTCTGAGGGGCCTGCTTGAGAGTCGATATCGCAGACCATGCAGGGACCGACGTACTGGCGACCCATCATCGGTCCCGAGTAGGTGCCAGTACCGGCACACCATGGGCAGGTCTCTTCGACCGGCGCATCAGCGAGCACCTGCACGTCCTGACGGCGAACAACGACGACCTTGCCCCCGCTGTCGGGGCGAACAGCGATCCAAAGTTCGTAGCCGTAGCGATCGGTGATGACACTGACCTCCGTCCCCGTGATGACTCCGGGCACGAGAGCGCCGTCGATGACGAACTCCACATGCATTCCTTTCACCAGTTCCATTGGTGTTCTCCTTTCCTCACTACTAACGAACCTCGTTCGATGCTCAAGTGTCAGAAATTTCTGCACCAAAGGGCGGCGAGAGAAAGTGATCCATCGACATAAGCAATAGATAGGCATGCATGCTCCAGCGTTCATCCATGCACCCCTGTATGCCTTTCTCAGCACCGCTCCAGTCCTCGCATATCAACTACGCACACGCCCCACCCCCCACTGTCCCTAGGTACACCGCTGCATACACACGGTGACAGCACCCCGTGTAGTGGATGTGCAAGTGTAAAAAACCCTTATTTTATATGGTTTATTGTGCATTCGTATGAATCGGTAGCATTGCAATGCATGCACAACCGTATGAAACGAAATCGTTGTGATGTAACAGCAGTTATATGACGGAGTGCATATCGTCATATAAATACAGGGTTATTCGCATGCACCAAGAGGGGGCCGAAGAGCGTTCCTCAGTACATGTATGTATGCGTAGGTGCTTCTCTTCTCAGCGCCCGCTCTGCTCACGTTCAATATCACTTGATTTCATTGACTTATTGAGCGCTCGTGCTCGGCACCCACGCTCGTGCTCATCGGCGCACACGCACACGTTCAAAAAACCCATATAAAATAACGCTTTTCTGCACGCCGGCGCACGCACACCTTCAAAAAAGTCATATAAAATAAGGGTTTTTTGCCGATAACCCCCCACCCTTTAGTTCGCTGCACACGGGGTCCGGGCGTAGGGCACGGATGTGGACCATGGGCTATAGGGCATGTGGAGTAGTGGAGTGCGAGGCGGGGCAGGGGGACTTAAAATTTGGGGGAAATGGGGTACTGGGGCATTGCCGAGTAGTGGTGCAGGGGCGCATGGCGTATGCGAGTGCTCAGTCGCCGCCCCCTTTTTTAGAATTTTCGTGCGATAATGTAGGTATGGCTAGACAAGATCATTTCAACGTAGGCAGAGGACTTCCTCCGGTAATTCATATGTCTGCGGAGGAGTTGACGCTTCCGATGCACGCATCGCACGGTGACATTGAAGAATACGGTCACGGCGATCAGGACGACCCCGATCAGTTCGATGACATCCACAATGACATGTACGAGGATAAAGTCGGTCAGGCAAAGGAATCGGGGCTTTACGAGTCTATTGCAGCAAATGGCGTATTAGACCCGGTACATGTGTCATTTGAAGGGGAAAAGCCTGAGGTACTTAACGGCCATAAGCGGGTATTCTCGGCGTTCGACATTAACAGTGATATGAAGATCCCGGTGCAGCCGATGACTAGCGCCGATCTACATAAGTTTGATAATCGTCGTAGTTAGTAGCCCCCTTTTTCTAAAATTTGCGTATGGATGTGCGATAATAGGGTTATGGCTCAGGACTACGACTACCACCACGCTAAGGCTTGGGAGCATCATTCTCTCGTAAACCAGCATTTGGCCCGCCATAAGGAACTTAAGGCTCTTTACGGGGAAGGTCACCCTGATTCCGGTCGAACCATGGACCTAGTTCGAAAGAATCATCAGAAGATGCAAGAGCATTTCGATGCCATGGACGAACTTCGGCCTCCTCAGGTCTAATAAATGAATCACATGTGACGGATTTCACGTCAAAAATGTTGATTTTCTTCCAAATGGCGAAAATGTGTCATAATTGATGTATGGCACGAGGACAAGACACCGGTAATCACCCCGGACGCAGGGTCAGTCGTGAGAGTTTCTTCTCTCCACAGGATGCTGTTGCTGCTGGTATGGTAACTCCTACCTCAAAAAGTGATATGGACGGAATGCATGGTCCCAGTTGTAATAACTGCGGCTCCTACAACACCGACGTATCTTCAGCCGGTGGGCACGACTGCTATGACTGCGGTCACACTAGCAATCCTTCACGTCCCGCTCCCGATTCTCCGGGTCCTGACGTTCTTCAAAACATGTTCAGGATGGGTTAATGATGGGTATGTTCGGACGTTTTCGCCCCGGTGGTGGTGATCATGGTTCTATGGCGAACTCCGGTGGTAATACTGGTAGTTTGATTGGTGGCCTACCCCAACGACCGGGTAGTCAGCCGTTCGTAACCCCCCTTAAGGGTGGTGTAGGTACTCCCCAAGATAAGTGGGACCCAAACGCAATTGCTAGTGCCCGTGAGCAGGGTAAACGGAACAACGAGATCCGTGGCTATAACAATTCAAAGGCTGCCGACATCGAACGCAGCAACACTGCTTCTACAAAGAAGTCTGCCATGATGAATAAGTACCCCGCACCCGGCGCTGGGAACACTGAAGATCAAGCAGATAAGGTGGCTCGCCGTAAGGGCTGGAGTTACTAAAACTAGTTACTTGAATTGACAAAGACCGGCTCTTAAGGGCCGGTCTTTTGTATGTATGTCATAATTGATATATGGCTGCTATAGATGGAATTAGTCTCAAACAATTAGATTCAGTTATTAGAGAGCACTCCTCATCGGCTAACCGCTTTTACTCCGATCTTGAAGGTAAAAACCTACGGGGTGATGTTAGCAAGTTGAACCTGATTGATCCTCGGGATCTAATTGGTGAGAACGTACAGATTCATGGACATGCCCCGGCTTCCCGTGCAGCCCACTTGGCGGCGCTTAGGGGAGATCTCCCTTCACCAGTAAACATCTTCTCGGTTCTAGATGGGTCTAGTAAGAGGAAGAAGATCGGGCAGGTAACAGATATCTCTCTTGAAGGCGTTGGCGGCGCAATTGATAGAGATCAATTGAATAAACATCTAAAAGATCCCGAAGGTGGAAAGACAAGAAACACCTTTATCACCGGAACCGTTACTGGCGGGGCTACAAGACGTTCTCCGGGTGCTAGTTCACTTGGTGTAAAGCCCGGAAGGCTATTTATTCCGGGTGAGAAGAAGGATCTATGGGAAGCCTCCGTCGAAGCAGGAGATCCAACTAGATCAGGGGTTCTTGGTCGTAGGGCCTCCTTCTCTGCTGGATCTTCCCCTGACCGTCCTAAAGCATGGATTCTCCGATAATGGGCGCTAAACACGTTATCAACCCCAATCAACTCACCTTGTTTGAACGAGCGGGGGATTTGGCGAACCCTGAAGAGTTTTATCCACATGACGCTTATGGGTATGAAAACGATGAAGATGGGCAGTATGACGTTCACACCGATCCCAAAGAAGTTAGGGAATCAGTAAAGAGCGAGAAACTTACTGAATCCCATAAAGAGGGACTCTATAACGACATAGCGGCCCATGGGGTAAAGGAACCTGTAGATCTAGTTCACAAAGACGATCTCGGTTACGGACACATCATGCATCACGATACTGGTGTGCATACGTCTCGGGGCCTTCTGTGGAACGGACATCACAGAGTTTATTCTCAAGAAGACATCGACCCCAAAGCATGGGTTCCTGTTAACTGGATACCTTGATATGGGACAGAAACACAACATTAATCCTGACCAACTAACAATGTTTGAGCGAGCGGGGGATCTAGCGAATCCTGAGAAATTCTATCCGGGCGATGCTTTGTACGACGATGATACCGATCCCAAAGAAGTTAGGGATTCGGTAAAGAAGAATAAACTCTCTAAATCCCACAAACAGGGACTCTATAACGACATAGCGGCCAATGGAGTAAAGAATCCTGTAGATATAGTTCACAAGGAAGATCTTGGTTACGGAGACTTTATGCATGACGATACTGGTGTGCATCACGATACTGGTGTTTATACGTCTCGGGGCCTTCTGCGGGACGGACATCACCGGGTCTTCGCTCAGGCTGATATTAATCCTGATGCTCTAATTCCTGTGAAATGGGGCTGACCGATATGAGCGCCTCAGATAATATCCAATGGAAACAGCATATTTCCTCTTACAGAGATCCTGATTCTGATGAGCAGATATTTAAAGGATCAGAAGTTCAAGGTAGGTTGTTTGAACGTGCTGGTGTACTTGCTAAATCTCACTCATCAGAGCAATACCGTGGCGGTAGGTTAAAGGAAGACTTTATTGCTAACAAACTAGAGCAATCAAAGCAGGAATTACCTACTGGTAAAGGCACTTCGGCGGGACCGGGGGAGAACACCCTCTACGAATCCATTAAACAACACGGTGTAAAGCACCCTGTACGGGTATCGCAGGGTAAGGACGACAGTTACACAATTCATCACGGTCATCATCGGATCTATTCTGCCAATGAGATCGATCCTCAAATGTGGATTCCTCTTACGGACGATTCAAAGCAATCAATGGGTATGAAGGGTTGGCAAGATCCAACAACTCCTGAAGATAAGCGGTGGCCTTCTGATGCATACGAGCGGTGGTAGTAATGGGCGCTTCAGACAATCTTCATGGGGATCAGTTCAATATTGAGTACGACACTCAAGACACGGGCGCTTCAAAGTATCAGCATAGGATCACCGCTCGTCTTGGTGATGAGTACGCAGGTCATATGCTGTGGACATCCAAGTCAATTAGAAACATCGATGTTGATCCACAATATGCCCGAAGGGGCGTTGCGAAGGCTATGTGGGAACACGGTCATTCTCTAGCAGAAGAAAACGCACGAATCCCCAAACCTAAGCACAGCGCTTATAGGACTGATGAAGGGGATGCATGGGCAAGGGCTGTGGGAGGCTCTCTTCCTCGTCGTAAGCACTAGGGCGGGCCTAGGGTCTGAGCGTTTAGCAGTCATTGTGAGATACTAGGTATATGAGTAGACGAGATCACTTCGATTCAGGACACGGTAATCCCGATCATTCCCTAGAAGGAATCATGTCCAAGCGTGATCAGGACAAGATTGCTGGTGAAGCACTAGGTGGACATCTTTGGGATGCTATGGAAGAAATGATGGGTGGTCAGGGTTCCTACAAGGCTTCTATCGGTCTTGCTGCTACGGGACACGCTCACGACAAGTTTCAGGGTGAGAACATCAAGTTTGATGAAGAGGATTACCCGGTCCTACATCATCAGGTAACTCCTTCGGTACACATTGAGTATCCGATTCCACATGAGACTAGCACTCACTCTGAGGCTGATCCTGACAATAACTACTTCTACGCTACGGCTTACAAGACGAATGCTCGTGGTCAGAAGGCTCCTCTTGACGCAATCTACATTCCGGGTGCTGTACGTCACAATCCTGACTACATCAAGGCATCTGCGAAGGAATGGGTAGACGAGACCTATTCTCCTAATCAGGAAGATTACGATCGCAACGCTCGTGGATCTTACGAATAAAGCATATCAGGGCTTATTCTTCATTTTTTTCGGTTTGAAGTGATTTTTCTTCTCGGATTACTTGCGCTTTGCCGACAGATGGCTAAAGTGGCCGTATGATCCATGTGCCACTTACTGATGAATTACAGCAAGAAGCCCAGCGTCGTGCCGACGCTATGCCCATTTTAAAGAACTCACAGAGGGGTGCCGAGGCAAATACCGTCGGATGCCTAGGTGAACTCGTAGTGGAGCACGTTCTACAGCAGAACGGCGTACCTTTTGACCGAGAATACAAAACTACCCATGATCTAGTATTTCCCGATGGTAGGACTATGGAGATCAAGACTAAGGATCGAACAGTCGTTCCTCAGCCCTTTTACGACTGTACGCTGCCTGCATACAACATTGAACACCAGCAGGCCAACATGTTCGCCTTTGTGAGCCTATATAGACCTTCTAAGTACCTAAAAGGCAAGGCAGAGCATTATACCGATGCATACGTCCTAGGTGTTATCGGTAAGAGTAAATTTAGTCGAGATGCCAAATACTGGGAAAAAGGCTCAGTGGACCCCAGCAATGAAACTAAATTTTGGACTGCTTGCTATAACGTCTATGTAAATCAATTAATGGACTTCGAAGAGGCTATTAACCGCTGGCTAATCAATTACACCTGATATGGCATAATTGTTGCATGGCTCTTGGCAAACAGTTTGAAAATACCTATTGGGAAGATCCCGCAACGGGAGAGACCAAGTCATGGACTCGTGAGAAGGACCCTGCGGGTGTTCCTCGGGTAAGCCCTACTAAGCGAACTAATGCTTCTGATGAAGAACTATCAGGTCATCAGGGACTGCTGTTCCATCCTGCCACGGCTACCGGCACTAAAGACGATCCTCTTGTGCCGTTAGAACGTAGAGAAACAGCGGCCAGTATAGCGCTAGGCCTTACTGATATTGATGAATACAAAGGTCGTGTCCGACGTAAGGCTAACGTCAAAATTTCCGACCATATGGCAAGAACCGATGCTGAATTGCTTCGAAACAGCCTAGTCAATTCTGAAACTCCTATTAAGGAAATTGAAAATACTAGAGTTAGTGCTTATTTGAACCCTCGCCGTAATCGTGGGGGCGGTTTTGCTGAGACATATAGCGACAACATTATGATCGGTAAAGAAAAACGTCTTAGGTCGGTAGTAATTCCTGAACACACGATTAAAGTCACTAAGCCTTCTGATACTCCTATTCATAATCCAAAGTTTTGGGATTGGCACGATAAGACCACTGAGGCAGAAGAACTTACAGCAAACGACATTATGTATCGCATGCATAACAAGGGGGATATTCACTGGCAGAATCCTGAGACCGGTGAATCGCTTAAGCATGAAGAAGCCTTATCAAAGACTGTATGGGAAGGCACTCCTGTATATGGACCACAACTCCCCGGTATCAGAGAAGGAGATAATCGTTATTATTCTGACTACAATTTAGATAAACATGGCCCTCTATCGGACATAGATTCTGATAGGGTGAAAATTGCGAGTGGTCATATTCCCGAAATAGAAGGGTTAGACAAACTTCGTGAAGAAGGGTTTGTCCCTAACATCTTCCCCGGTGCTGGTAAACCCACCGCTAAAGTACACACTAATCCTTCATTTACGGTAGAACGTAATTACGCTAACGAACGGGGCGATTACCCGATTGCAAGGGTTCATACTCGTTTTGTTCCCGGCGAAGTTAGCGAAAGAGTGGTTCCTGAGGAGACAAAGTGGGAAAAGGTACCGCATATCGATCAATCAACTCTTGTCCACGAAATTGGTCACCAAAACGACGTTAACATTGGCGATGCTTATTCTAATAATTTTCGTCGTACAAAGAACTTCGATAGGTATGCATTTGCCGATCCGTTACACGAAGGTCTTGCTGGCGGCAGGGAGGATCGATACGCCACTAGCGCTCATGGTGGTATGGGGGACATGTATGAGGACGTTCTACATGACCCCAACGATCCTGCTAGAGCAATGAAAAGGTCATACGGAGTAGACCACGCTCAGTGGAAAAACAAAACTCATAAAGCACTGTATGTAGCGTCTAGAGTAGCGTCCCGTACAGGGGATAACGGTCGTGATCAATATACTTCTCGTGAGGAAATTGCTAAGTCACTGGGCATGACTCCCGATAAGCCTTACAGAGAAGTAAGTAGTTACGAGAACCAAGAGCATTCTGAGGCTGTAAACAAAATGGCTCTTGGTCACATGCTAACTACTACTCCCAGCCTTATGAAGCACCTCAGGGAGCAGGGCCTTTACGACACTGGTAAGCAGGCTCGTTCTGCCTACATCGATGCTCGCCGTAACCGTAGTCGTGAACAGAACGGTGGCTGGACTCAACCTCAACTTCCGGGTATGGAAGACTGATGGGGCAGGAACATAACCTAAGCGAACAACTTCAGTTGTTTGATCCCGGTCCTGCCAAGAAGCCGGAAACTGATCAGTATGACCCCGCCAATTGGGCGCAGGATGACTCAACTGTGTGGCATTCAACTCTAAAGAAGCAATCGCCTCACCAAACTGCCGACATTGGTATGTACGGTGACTACAGCGGCTTTCACGTCGGTTCTAGGCGTTCTGCCGACGAGGCGACTCGCTACAGCCGCCGTCGCCGTGATAGGTCCTACCCATACCGAATGACCGGTAGTTCTGCCCTAAACCCCACTTTTGGGGAGTATCAGACCGATCAAACCACATGGCGTGACGACGATGCTAATGACCACTACAACTACTCGGATATGCATCGTCCGAACTCGGCTCACAACGCCAACGCTCGTGGGGAACATGTCCCCTATCTAAACGAGATGGAAGATTCCGGTTCGGTGTCTTTCCGTGCCGCTCCTGAGAATCTGATGACGTGGAGTGAACACGTTATGTCAGATCCTAATGCTCCAGCACACTGGCGTGAGAAGGCTCAGACGCACGAGTTAGTGGCTCATGTAGGTAAACCACTTTACAGCCGTAATGACCGTAATAAGACAAATAACGTGCAGTTTCCTCTACCCGGTATGGAGCGCTTGGGTCCGACCAAAATGACCGTTGATCGCCCTTCTCTGCCACCTGACGCAGAAATCGCTCATGTGTTTGATGACACCTATACTGACCGAGTTAGTACTGTAGAGCACAGCACTGAAGTAAAGACTTCACCGCAGCATCGCTATCTTGTATTCGAACCCAAAAAGGGCCGACGTAAGGGTAAGTAATGAGCGAGCCAAAGAAGGATCGAGATATGTATGTACTTGATGAGAACCTTCGTTGGCGATTAGAGAAGTCTGATATGGGTCAAGATCCACCAAGGAAGAAAAATGAAGAACGACGAGAAGAACGACGAGAAGAACAGTCCTGAAAATCTAGTAGCCCGTACTAACCGGATTGCAGCCTTTGCTCAGGCCACCGGTTACACCGCTAACGCCCTTGCTGCCAAGGAACGCCGTCGTCTCCGACGTGAGGGTGGGCAGATGCAGTTGTTCTCAAATGACACGGAACTTGACCGCCGTCATCCCGAGGAATACTGAGTAAATAGATCATTTTTCAAACTATCCCATATGGTTTGATAGTGCTATCCATATAGGCTCCTGTGGTATCATCTATACATGGCTAGAGGACACCACTCAGAGCACGATGATCGCCGCAAGGTGACTCGTGACCATCACAACGCTCGTATTGAAGACCTTGATAACCTCGGTTTCGCCGCCAATATCTATGGTGAACCGATGCATCTTGACTCCCGCATGGATGAGGGTCGTGAAGACCGTAACGATGAGTACTCACCATACTCACCTTCACATGATGAGTTTGAAACTATGGAAGAGCGTTACGGAGACCACGGATACAACGACGCTATGCACGGACGGGGCTTGATGTGAGCCGCAGCGCTAACTTCTATCAGGGACTTGGTAACGCTTCTTGGACAGCCGCCAATCACCTTATGAACCGTGTACTTGACGCACTTGAGCCGCAGTCGTCGTTCATGGTCGGTCACCCTGAAAATGAGGGGTCCATCCATATGGCAGATGACATGCCGATGGAAAACCAGTGGGGGACCGTTCATCGTCTAGAGAACGAAAACACCGCAGATATGTGGAACCACGAGCGTGCTGAGTATCTCAGCGGCAACGAAGAAGAATCAGAGAAGTAACAACTAATCAGTCGTTACGATTGATTTCTTCTAGCAGTTCTGCGTACTCCATAAGCGCCATTGAGGCTGTGTGGCGGTCATAGCCGTCATTACAGTTACATGGGTGGCGCACCTGAACAGCCCTTAGAGCCTCTGCCAACTGAGCGGCACAGGCTTCTAAACGACGGCTGTAACTTACGAATGATGAAAGAGCATTGCTCATCTATCTACTCCAATAACGGTCACGCCCGCTTGGCTTAGTAAATTATACACTAAAGGCCAAGATTCGTAAGACTTGTCCACATAATGCACAAGCCTGTGGACTCCCGAGGATGCGATGAGTTTGGCGCATCCCATGCAGGGAGGGCCGTTGACAATTAGCGTCCCACCTAGACGTAGAGACGGATCACTCCATAGAAGCGCCCCCTGTTCGGCATGCTGCGAAATGCAGTTGTCGTAGGAGGAACCGCTAGCGCTGTTTTCATGCAGTCGTGGGCAGGCTCCGTCAGTGCAATGAGCCATACCGGGAGGGCTTCCGTTGTAGCCCACTCCAGCGACCCTCTTGTTAGGGGCTAGGACTACAGAGAAATACTGACGCTTGGAGCAAGTTGAGAACATTGGCGCTAGCATGTCACATGCTTCTAGCCATTTTCTCTCGTGGCTATGTACTGAGTTGGTCATGTCGTGTACCCTACAGCATCCGAGAACTCTATCGATAGGTGGGCCTGATGAGCACTCCTCGTACGCACCTCGTTATTCCTGACACTCAAGTTAAGCCCGGTGTTCCTTTGGACCATCTTTACTGGGCCTCTGAGTACATTATCGACCGCAAGCCCGATGTCATAGTACATTTGGGCGATCATGCGGATATGAACAGTCTTTCCAGTTACGACGCTGGAAAGATGTCCCATGAAGGCAAGCGTTACATTCAGGATATCGAAGCGGCTAATAACGGCTTTGATATTCTCAATAGCGCTATCCACCGATACAACGAGCCTAAGAAGAAGTGGCGAAAAGGCGTTTACGACCCTGAGCGGCACATACTTCTTGGAAACCATGAAGATCGCATAACTAGGGCAATTAACAGCGATGCGAAGATGGAAGGCGCTATCGGACTATCGGACCTCAACTATGAGGACCACGAATGGGCCGTACATCCGTTTCTAAAGCCCTTGGAACTAGATGGGGTACATTATGCCCACTATTGGGCTAATCCGATGTCAGGGAAGCCTATAGGCGGTGTAGCCTCCACCCGTCTCAAGACCATCGGTCATTCCTTCACGATGGGTCATCAGCAGACGCTTGATTACAGCACTCGCTTCCTAGCGAATGGCGATCAGCATTGTGGACTCATCGCTGGGGCTTTTTATCTTCACGATGAGGACTATAAGGGATACCAAGGAAACGCCCACTGGCGTGGACTCATTGTCTGCCATGAGGTAGAGAATGGCAGTTACGACCCGATGTTCGTGAGTATGTCATACCTTTGTCGTAAATATGAAGGCGTATCACTAGAGAAGTACACGGCTAGGAAATTCTAATGCATGACGTAGCAGTAGAAGTTCTTTGGGATAACAACGGAGACCCAACCCACAGCATTGGTTGGCTTACGGAAGCAAAAAACCGCTGCCTTCAACTCGTTACCGAGTATTCCAGCAGCGGTTTTGTTGAACTTCAAATTCCGGTTGAATCAGTGATCAACCTGAAACTTATTTAGGACAGCAGAGCGTTCCACGTTTGTGGTCCAACAATACCATCAGCCTGAAGGCCCCGGGATGATTGGAAGCGACGAACAGCACTATCAGTGGCTGGTCCGAAGATGCCATCACCGACGAGTCGATATCCCTTGCCGTTAAGTGCTAACTGTGCAATCTTCACAGCGCCACCGTTTGATCCCTGACGAAGAACCTGAGTACGGGCATCGTTCAAGGCATCGAAGAATGGGTTACTAGGAGCAACGGCAGGGAGGTTGTTCAGAAACACAAACAGGTCGTGTGTCGCCTGTTCGGTTGCCGGACCCCAAATGCCATCGGGGGTGATCTTCAGGTTCTTTTGCCATTGAATAACGGCTCGTTCGGTTTGAGGACCGAAGATGCCGTCTTGAGCAACGCCTACAATCCCTTGGATCGAACGGACCTTGTCACCGGTAGAACCAACACGCCAAACGGTGTCAGGGGCTACAGGAACCGGCTGAGTGGGCGTAGGAGGCGCTACAGGGGCAACACCGGCATGACGTTCAATCGCCTGAAGTAGAGCAGAGTCGAAGATCCAGCGGTCTTCACGACGGCTCCAAGCGTCGCTACGGTCTGCTGGTTGGACATCTCCGTGATGTGCCAGTCCGGGTCGATCCTTAACACCTTCACCGATGAACTGTGAGGCTTCTGCGATGTTGATACCGTTACGTTGCCAAAATGCAGCAATCTCAGCGCCCATACGGTCAATTTCGGTCTGAGTGTAAGGGCTGTTCGGGTCAAGATCGGAAGAACGTGCTGCGATAGCGATCATCCAGCATTTGCTGTTGAAGCCCGGTGCTGCGACTCCGAAGGCCACATAATCATCAGGCATCATCGCTACAGATGAATCCGTATCAACGATCATGTGATAACTGCCCGGATCGGATCTACGGGAAATAAAGCCCGCTGTATTCTCGGCAGCGGTGTCCCCACCAGCACCTTCGGTTGTGTGGATGACAACGCCACCACTAAGACCGTTATTGCGAGACGGGTAGAACTGGGGTGAAGCAGGGGGGTTATCAAGAAGGTAATAGCCCATATCTCTCCTATGGTTACAGCCAGTATCGATCGATACGGCTTTGTCGGGTGACTAACCTATCTAATTCCATGACAATATCGAAATCCCTGATGTCGCCAGCGCATCTATGCTTTGGAAGAGGGTAAGCAGCCTCATGGGTTATCTCAAGCACTATAGGGCATTTTCCGCAGGCTAGTTCAAGGCCCGTAACGGTTGTGTCCTTCACTTGGAAGGCTATGGCCTTCTTTCCCATGCATAAAGATTATCACAGGCAAAGGTAGGAATATGGAACAAAAGACTTGACATGCAAATTGTTAGCGCTTACGCTAACTACATGAATAAATTCGGAAAGTTCATCAACGATCTGATCACTCCTACCATCTCTAGCCGCCAAGGTGTGACCCCCCGAAAAGTAAAACTTACCCCGGTAAACGAAGCAATTCTTACTTACGTCTTAGTAAAAGAAATGTCGGGTGAGGACACCACGCTATTTGATCAGGCAGTCTTTGTTGCAACGCCTTATGTGATCGACGCTGTAGCGGGACTAGGTGCTCAAAAAGGGTATGAAGAATCCAAGAAGTGACTCTCTAACGAGATGATCTCTTTGCGCTCTTCAATGCTCTTATCAAGAAGTTCGTTGTAGAAAGACGACACAGTTGATGCGGCTTGAATGAGGTACGCCCCTACCTGATATGCCTCTTCAGGAGTAAGGCTAACTGGGACCATTCCACCGATTGATTCTTCCTCGTCAACAGGAACACCAAGGACGAGATGAGGAAGCCATGTCTCAGTATCTGCCGCAATGGCGATGACCATAATGTCATCTACTCCATCGTGGTCACATTCCGAATGATCGTGGTCCCAGTCATTTGATTCAATCATGTACCCACTCTACACCTAATCTTCAAGCCTTGGTAATCTTAGTGATTAGTAAAGTACGATATGTTTTATTTGCAGTCAGGTGAATAACAGGTTACAGTAGTAAGACCGCTTTGTCTGCGGAAACCAATACGAAGGACCACCCGTTCAGAAACTACAAGGGTTTTTGATCGGGCTTTCGGGAAAGGAACACATGACAAACGGAAAGAAATTGCTAGGACTGGGAGTACTCTCATTCCTAGCAATCACAATCGGCTCCGTCGCACTTGCGGACGGTTCCGAGACAACGGTAATCACTGTTGCTGAAGAAGCACCAGTAGTGGAGCAGCCTCCACTAACCTCCGATCAACACGTCATTGACGTTGCGATCGCAGAACTGGATGCCTTCTTGGCAGAAACAAACCGTATTGAGTCCGAAAAGGCTCAGCAAGCAAGGGAATCACAACGAGTAGCCAGCGCTCCTGCTGCTGAGCCTAATTATGATACGGGTGACGGAAGTCGCTGGGATCAATTGGCTCAGTGTGAGGCTGGAGGAAACTGGGCGACCAACACCGGTAATGGTTTTGGTGGCGGACTCCAGTTTATGCATCAACGCAGTTACTCAACGTGGCTGTCCTTTGGTGGTGGCGAATTCGCACCACACCCTTGGGAGGCAACCCGGGAACAACAGATAGTTGTTGCTGAGCGAGTGCTTGCTTCATCCGGGTGGTCGGCTTGGCCGGGTTGTAGCAGGAAATTTAATTGGTTGTAGAATAGGTAGTAATTACTAGGGAAGAGGAGGAGCCGTGCCAAGAGTCTATGATCGCCCCGATGATTGGGGTAATGAATGGGACTTGTCCCCTTGGACTTCGGCTCCTTCCTCTACCCGAGTAAGTCGCTATCGCTACGATTTCGCCAATAATGCAGTTCAGGTTCAATGGAAGAATCAGAAGAACTGGGGCTACATCTACGGGATATATGAAGACATCCCGTACTCACAGTACGTCCAGTTTGCCCGTGCGACTTCTAAGGGCAGGAGAATTAATAATCCTTTCAACGATTTTTCATATGACCTAATGACTGTGGACGAAGTTGTCGAACCGTCAAATACTGGCCGTCGTGGTCTATTGTCTAGAACTCAGACAGCCAAAGATAAGAAACTCGGTAAAAGTCCTACACTTGATTACCGATCAGGCATTGAGACTGAGGGCTGGGACGTTAGGTAAGGAAAAACGTGGCACAGGTACATATCAAGGGTAAGGGTCCTCTGTATTGGGCCAAAGAGTATGGGGCCGAAGGTAAGGTCCTTGATACTGCATGGATGGCCGAGACGGCTCCTCCATTCCGAGTTGGACACGCTCTCCGGTTCCGTGTAGGTTCCCGAGCCGTCCACCTAGGCTTCTGCCGAAAGAGCAAGAAGCCAATCATCCATGAGGTGGAAAAGACACCTGAGGAGATTGGCAAGTGGGTTTACTAAAGCGCAAAGTGACTGAGCCGACTGCGGTTGAGCCGACCAAGTTGAAGGGTATGCCTTCAGAGGATGTGTACCTTCTGATTGAGAGCAATCTCATGGAAGCGCAGTACACCCTCACCCAGTATCGACAAGGCGATGAAGCCGTCAAGGGAGCCATCCTTAACTGGATGAAAGTCAGTCTTGAGACGGCATCTCTTGGTTGTCAGGAACTTAGTAGTCGGAATACTTGACTAGTGCGAAATGATCCGTATACTCTGCGGGCATGGACCAACTACAACTGAAACTACCGCCTGACAATAATCGCTACAGAGTAAGGCTCTACCGGGACTACAAACCTACAGAGGATTGTACGAAGCCGGATTTTAGGGCCTTCGCTGAAAACACTAGGAGATCACTCATTGGTCTTCTACAGAGGTCCCCTTACAGTCTTGACTGGGAAGAAGACCCACGAAGCACAGGTTGGTATGGGGTTAAGAACGATCTCAACCAATCAATCGTCTACCAACTAATTATTGAAACCCACGAGGAGTCATCAAATGAGTGACAAAAGCGTCACAATCGAAGAGCGCATCGAAGCATTAGAGCAACGTATCGCTTTCCTTGAAAAGGAGCGTCCGGGTCGTCGCATGCGCCCGAATGTCACTTCTCAGGCTGGCATTTGTGGAATCGACCCTGATTGCGATTCTAAGGTTTGCACCGATGCAAGCATCTACCGCTATCAGCAGGGCTGTCAGGGCGAACGATGTGTTCAGATCAATCGTGAGTACTACTCCGATTACCGGGCTAAGAAGAAGCGTGAAAAGGCTGAAACGCAGCAGTGACCACTAAGAAAGAGTTAGTAACGCCTCCCCTCACTGAAGTACAGCGAGGTCATCCTGTGACGGTGGCCGGAGAGCGTGGACCATACAAGTTTGTAAAGATCAACGATAGTGACGGTTCAGTGACTGTCTTCGGGGGAGATAAAGACCCCGGAGGCAAGAATTCGATGCGAACATTCGTAGCGGAAAGAGTCACAGTTCTTCCTATCCCCAAGCCCGAAGACTCAGATTTGTAGAGTTTTAATAGCGTGTTGTAAAGTGATTTCAACTCAGGGTGCTTGGATTGGTCCCCTTCCCCGAGTTGGTCAGATGTGCAGAGAGACCCCCGCTTCGGTGGGGGTCTCTTCGCATATGTGGATAAATGCTTTATAGTGTCGTCGTGCCAACTTACGAAGATCTAGGTAACCCTGACGACATCGAAGAAAATCACTACGTCGAAGATGACGATCGGGAAGACATCGAAGAGGAAGAAGAGGATTACGGATTAGACGCTGAGACAGCCGACTTTGTTGACCAGTTAATCAAACGGATCATCATCTTCTGTGAGGAGTTTGCTGGTCTTGAACTTCGTCCGTACCAGCGACAGTTGGCTTATCGGATCGTTGAATCCCTAGTAATGGTGGACGGCGAGGAGATCACGGCTCTTTGGTCCCGTCAGAGCGGTAAGTCCGAGACCCTGTCAGTCATCGTGTCCGGCTGCATGGTGATCCTTCCTAAACTGGCTATGTCGTTTGAGATGCTGGAGCGTTTCAAGCGTGGTCTATGGGTAGGTATTTTTGCCCCTGTGGATAGTCAGTCAGACTTCTTGCATGGCCGCATTGTGGATAAGTTGACATCTGAGCACGCTCAGGAATTTCTAAATGACCCCGAACTGGATGAGCGTGTAGACGGTAAGTCCAAGGTGATCAAACTCCGATCCGGCTCACTATGTCGTCGTTCTACCGCTAACCCTCGTGCAAAGATCGAAGGTGCTTCGTATCACCTCGTAGTTATTGACGAGGCTCAGGAAGCCGACGACACGATGGTTCGTAAGTCCATCCACCCCATGCTTGCCGCCTATGCAGGCACCATGGTGAAGATTGGAACTCCTTCGTTCCACAAGGGTGATTTCTACAAGGCCATCCAGTTGAACAAGCGGCGTGGTACTCAGCGACGAAGTCGTATGAATCACTTTGAATACGACTATCGAACTGTAGGTAAGTACAACCCGTACTATGCCAAGTTCATTGTTCAGGAGAAGTTGCGCCTAGGGGAGGATTCTGACGAGTTTCAGATGTCCTACAACCTTAAGTGGATGCTTGACCGAGGCATGCTCGTCGCTGAGGATGATTTGGACTTCTTGGCCGATCCGTCCATGCCACTGGTGAAATCATGGCACCGCACGCCGGTAGTGGTCGGTATCGACCCTGCCCGTGTGAAGGACTCCACGGTAGTTACCGTCTGCTGGGTGGATTGGGACTATCCCGATCCTGCTGGCTTCCGAGAGCACCGAGTGCTGAACTGGCTGGAGATTCAGAACACCGAATGGGAAGACCAGTACTTCCAAATCGTGGACTTCTTGGACAACTACAACATCGCCTATGTGGGCGTTGATGCTCAGGGTATGGGTTCAGCAGTCGCTGAGCGCCTTCAGAGGCTCTTGGAGCATCGCTGCGAGGTCATACCAGTATCGTCCGATATCAAGACACAGAGCGAGCGTTGGAAGCATCTCATCGCTCTCCTTCAGCGACGCATGATCGTTTACCCCGGTCACTCTAAGGCTCGTCGTACTCGCATTTGGAAGCGATTCCGTCAACAGATGGAAGATGCCGAGAAGGTCATCAAGGGTAACTACATGCTTATTCAGGCCCCGCCTGATGAGCGTGACTCCCACGACGACTTTGTGGACTCGCTGGCTATCGCCTGCGCCATGAGTATCAACGACACAACCCCATATGTGGAGACGTTTGAAGCGCCTTGGTTCAGGTAGAATAGGTGTATGGATTCAGAACACCCTACAACCGTATATCATGGTACTAGTCGTGAGAGCGCCGAATCCATCATGCGGGAAGGCTTCCGTCTAAACGGACATCAATTTGGAAAAGTCATTTGGACTTCTCCCGATAAATATGTAGCAGAGGCTTATGCCCATGGAGATAACCCTGCTGTAGTTGAGTCTGTGTTATCTCCAACCAACCCCTCCAAGGGAGATTGGTATGGAGACAAACCTGAGGCTGACGTAATTCATATTTCCGAGGGGGGTATGCCTGTATCACTAGTAAGAGATTCAGGGATTATCACTCCTAAACGTATTCTTTGAAGCCCCTTGGTTTCGCTGATATCGATACTTGTGCCATACTGATTGGGTCCCATTATCTCGCTAGGAGACACCCCAATGGCTTATGCGCCTGAGACCGGCTACGAATATGCGTACGCTGAGAACCTTACCCGTCGTGGCCCGCTTCGTTTCGAAGAGGGTGTCGCTACCGATACCGATATTCCTTTCGAATTCGGTCGTGGCGCTTACGGCGACACCGAAGGTGACGGACGTGGTCGTCAGACCATGGCTGGCATGATCAAGACCCCGATGGAGACCCTTCGTGAGAAGGCTCACGTCGGTTCTGCTACTTGGATTGAGGCTCCGATGGAATTGTCGGAGTTCGTTCAGGGTGCGATGGCTGATCATCCCACCTTTGAGCGTGTTGCAGGCAGCGAAACCCGCATCCTGCGATTCAACGCCACTGTCGTCAACGACTGATCACAACTCCAATGAATTTCGGTCAAGCGCCGGGGTCTAAGACCGTTCAGAAGAACGCCTATGGTCCCGGCGCTACTGGCCGTCCTAAGGGGAAAAAGACTTCGACCTCTAAGGTCTCTCTTGTACCCCATGCGAATGAGGCTCGGATGCCCGAGTATCTCAAAAGCGCAAAAGATCTTATGAACACCTACGGCACTAACGAGTTGCCGACTGGTCTTCAGCCTCGCTGGCTTCTGAATAAGAAGAATCAGAACATTTCGAAGGGTATGACAGGTAACTGATATGGCTAACAGAGATACCCCAATGCAATGGGAAGATTACTCCACCTCTCAACGCAAGAGCATTGCTTCGGAAATTAACCGTATTGGTAAGTCTACAAAGACCAACGCAGCGGAATCTGTCTCTAAACTTCGTACCACTGAGTCTAAGGAATCTAATAAGCAGACTAACAGGGAAAAAGCCGGTAAAAAGGCCAATGTCATTGAGTCTATTGCAGGTACTTTCAAGGATAAGCCTATTACTCTGCAAGGGGCGGCTAATCGTAGAGGCGCAGCGTTTAGTCGTGCTATCGATTATGCCCGTAACGAAAACACCACTCTTCCGGGCGCTGGGTGGTACATAGATCACTCTGACTCTATCCAGCAGTCTCGTGGTGATATTCCTTTCCGCAACGCTGCCGCAGCCGCTGCGGCGTTTAGTCCCGGTAAAGATCCTAAGGTAGACGAGTTACCAGCGTTTGCTGAATTGGCGAAACTTCATAACGAAGACCATTCAGTAACTGTGGATAACACAAGTAACAAAGTTCGTGATCTTAGTTCCCAAACTCTCGCTAGGTTTGCTACTCAAGCGGCTGCTGAGAACTCGGCTAACGCTGAGCGTACAGTAGTTTCTTCATCTGAGACATTCCATGTGGCTGGTAGGCCCCATGAAAGAATGACTGTTAAGGGTATCGACGCTATGCGTGGGGTTACGTCTCCCGAGACGACAAATGACCCAATGACTGCTCCTAAGACATCCTCATACTTCCATTCTATTGCTGATGCAGGCGAAGCATCATTGGAAGAGAAGATAGATTACGAGAGCATCGCTAGACATCTAGTGACTGGAGACCCCAAACAAGGGATGTTGATGTTCTCCGCTAAGGAGCCGGGAGCACCTGCTAAAAACAGTATTCTCAGCCCGGACCACGATACTGCTGAAGACACTTGGATGCAGGCTATTTCTTCGGGACAGGCACTTTCTGCTAAGCAGAATGGTCGCAACTTTTCACCCGCTAAGCGTGCGGTTGATAAGGGTGGACCGGGAGATATGGCCTCTTTTCAGAAGAGGAACACAGATCTTCCTAAGGTCGCTGAGATTACTAGTGTAGGCGCAGTCCATGCCTTTAATAATAAAGCCACCCGAATGGCTGCATCGGACGTAGGACCTGTTTCGTTTGACCAGTTTGGTCAGCATATTCAGGTACCTTCTGTGATGATGCAGGAGGTTGCTTGGACTCAGGCTCGCCGTGAAGCAGGTGGCGATGCTCCATTCAATGCCTCCCAACGACAGAAGGCCAAAGCGGATAAGGCCGCAGCCTCTGAACGTCGTAGCAACGAAAGCGGCATCCAAGATTCTTTGTTCGACTGATTGACTGCTAAAGTAGCCGACATATGTCCCTTAACTTTTATCCTCCCTCATACCGTGCGGCAGCAAGCGATCTTACTATTGCCATTAGCCCGCTCGGGTTGGTGGAACTTGCGGATGAAGAGTTTGAGGTCCACGGTCCTCGCCTAAACCGATATGCGAGTAACTGGGCTTGGTATCTCGGCCACCACTGGGCATACCGCCGTGAACTCGGTGAAGCCCAACTTTCTTTCAACTACGTCAAGGCGTTTGCCGATTACTTGGTGAACTTCACCTTTGGTAAAGGCGTAGAATTCGGTTCTCCTGAGGCCACACAGGGCGTGGTTCCATATCTACTCAAGCGTGCTTGGGAACATGATAACGACAAGCAGACAACTCTTTGGGAGATGGGTCAGCATGGGTCGGTCTCAGGAGATGTCTTTGTAAAGGTTGCATACGAGGAACCATTCGTTGACGCTTCCGGTCGTCCCCGACAGGGCAAGTTCCGAATTCTTCCTCTCAACCCTGCCTTCTGCTTCCCCGAATGGCATCCGCACGACCGTACCCGCTTGATCCGTTTCAAGTTGAAGTACAAGTTTTGGGGCACCGCTTCTGACGGTGCTCGTCAGGTCTTCACCTATACGGAGATCCTGACTGAAGACTTCATTGAGGAATACATCAATGATGAGCGTATTGACCAGCGTCCGAATCCTCTTGGAGAGATTCCGATTGCGTACACGCAGAACATTCCTGTTGCTTCATCACCTTGGGGCCTTGCTGATATTACCGATATCATCAGCCTCAATCGTGAGTTCAATGAAAAGGCGACGGAAGTCAGCGAAATCATCAACTACCACGGGTCGCCCGTTACGGTGATTATCGGTGCCAAGGCATCAAACCTTGAAAAGGGACCGAAGAAGGTATGGACCATCGGTGCCAAGGATGCCAAGATTCAGAACCTCTCCATGGAGACCAACTTCGCTGGAATCATGGGGTACATGGAACTGGTCAAGCAGGCGATGCACGAAATGACCGGTGTCCCTGCTCAGGCTCTCGGACAGATGCAGCCGATCAGCAACACAAGCGGAACTGCGCTCGCTGTCCAGTATCAGCCTCTAATGCAGAAGTATGGACTGAAGAAGACTCAGTACACCCGCCTATTCAAGCGGATTAATGAACTGATCATCCTCCATGCGGCCATCAAGGAGCCTGAGGCTCTTATGTACAACCCCTACGTCGCCACTGTGCCGCTTCGTATGGGACAGTATGAGCAATTGGACCCGTCAGATCCCGTGACGTATCAGACGACCGTACACTGGCCTGAGCCGCTTCCTGTTGATGTCCTTATCAAGATCAACGAGATTCAGGCCCGTATGTCTATGGGTCTTGAATCCAAGCGTGGCGCTCTACGAGATTTGGGCGACATGTTTGCTGAGCAGAAGATCGCTGAGATTAACGACGAGATGATGGAGGATATGAAGGAGCAGGCTGCTCTTAACCTCATTCAGGCTCAGGCTTCTCAGTTTATTATTCAGGCCACGGGTATGACACCCGATGGTCAGCCATTGATGATGCCCGGTCAAGACATGGGCGACGGAACAATGGCACCCGGTGTAGACCCCAATCTCGCAATGGAAATCATGCAGAGGGCATACGGCCAAGAGCCGCCTCAGCGTGAGTCATTTGAAGAGAGTTAAGGGTTTGCGATGATATGCCATAAAGTATGGTATATCTATATATGTAACAAACAGCAGTAATTGGACAAACCACCGTAGAAGGAAACAAATCTCATGTCGCAGGAAGTATCAGAAGCAAACGACGGTTTCTTTGTTGGAACCGATCCTAAAGAGCCAATTCGTACTTCCGCCACATGGGCTGAAGTTCAGAATGAAACTCTTGCAGGGAATCCGCTGGCCCATAGCCAGCAAAATGTTGAACAGAACGTCGCACCCACCGCAGCCGATACTCGTTTCTATACGGACGAGGATCTTGAGCGAGTTCGCCGTGAAGAGAAAGACAAACTTTACGGGCGCATTCAGACCATGGACGAGCAGTTGAAGGCCATCCAAAAGGAACGTGAGGCAGCCGAAGCGGCTCGTCTCGCAGAACTTGAGGCTGAAACCGAAAAGGCTCGTCGCGAAGAAGAAGAGAAAATGGAGACTCGTGATCTCCTTCAGCGCAAGGAAGAGGAGTGGTCAAGCCGCTTTTCGGAACTTGAAGGACGTTACGAGCAGGACCGGGCAGTCTTTGAACGTGAGCGTCGATTTACTGAACTTGAACAGTATCGACAGGAGCGGATTGCTCAAGAATCCGAGTACATCATTCCTGAACTTCGAGATCTCATTACTGGGAACTCGGAGCAAGAAATCGATGGTTTCATCGAAGAGATGAAGTCACGAACTGCCGCAATCATGGGTCAATTTGAAGCCTCGGCTTCGACTCAGCGGCAGGCTATGAGGGGAGCGGCTCCGACTGCTCCTCCTGTGGGGCCACTGGAGCAAATGCAGACGTACGAATCGATCACGCCGGATGATATTCGGACAATGGATATGGAAACGTATAAAAAGTATCGGGCGAGCCTTCTGAACGCTGCTGGCCGTCAGTACCGAGGCTAAGCAGAAGAAGTACAACCCTATTAACCAAGCCAGTCCATAGGAGGACTTTCCAATGGCTTTTCAGATCCCCGATGGGTCTGCTATCACCGGCACTAACCGTGTCGCTGGTGGCGTTGCCGGTTCGGCATTCGGCGCTCCCGCTGGATACGACACAACCGGTGCAGGTGCAAATATCACAGGTGGCTATGGCGCAGGTATCACTTCCGGTACCTCCCTCATGGGTCCTGCGATTCAAACTGTTTGGTCGAAGGAAATCCTCTTTCAGGCCATGCCGGTTCTCCGGTTCGAACAGTTTGCCGTAAAGAAGACCGAACTTGGCGTTATGCCGGGTCTCACGGTTAACTTCATGCGTTACAACAACCTTCCGATCCCTTCGGGTCCGCTGGTTGAAGGTATCCGTATGAAGACCTATGGCATTACCGCTCAGCAGTACCGTATTACGGTTGCTGAACACGGTTTCGCTATTGCCGTTTCGGAACTTCTCCTCAACGCCTCGTTCGATGACGTTATGGCTTCGGCTTCACGTCTCCTCGGACGCAACATGGCGCTCTACATGGACACGCAGGCACGTCAGACGCTTCAGTCGGCAACCAGCAAGGTCTACGGCTACAAGGCCCCGACCGACCTGACCTCCGGCTACGGCATCTACAACAAGGGCGTTCAAGGCGCTTCCGGTACCATTGGTTCCGGCGGCTTCTTCCTCACCCCGCATGCGGTCAAGGATGCAGTGCTTGAACTTTCAAGCAAGAACATTCCTCGCCTTGGCGAGACCTATGTCTGCTTCATCCACCCGTCGCAGAGCCGTCAACTTCGTGACACCCCTGAATTCATCGAAGTTTCGAAGTACGCCGCTCCCGGCAACTTCATGCTTGGTGAAATCGGTCGTCTGTACGACGTTGTCTTCATCGAAACGACTCAGGTTGGCCGTCCTCTTTCGGACCCGGCTGACTACATCAACACCGCCTACGACGATGGTACTCCTGCCGCATGGCGTGGTACCGACTCGCAGACCGATGGTCCCGATGTTAGCGCCGCTACCATTGAAGATTCACCGGGTACGGGTGCCGAACCGGGCGCAGTTGCGACCCCGGGTTGGGATCAGTACTGGCCTGAAGACTTCACGGTTACCCCGGACACGGAGCAGTTTGAAGCCCTTATGCTTGGTGACAATGCATTCGGTCATGCAATCTCGCTCCCGGTGGAACTCCGTGACGGTGGCGTTCTTGACTTCGGTCGTGAGCACGCCCTTGCGTGGTACAGCATTTGGGGCTTCGGCCTCATCACCGATTCGGCAGTCTGCAAGATCGTCACCAACGGCTGATCTTCAGTACCCCGAATTACCTTTCGGATACGGGGGTGGGTCGTCAAGACCCACCCCTGTGTGCGATACTACATAGAAGCAGTATCAATCAGTATCGAACCTTTCATAGGAGAACACACCGTGCCTGCACCAAAGCCAGTAAAGCCTCAGAACGACGAACGTAATGAGGAAATTGAAGGGGGCATTGGAACTCTTTCCAATGTTATGACTACGTCTCCCCTACCCGAAGTCGAAGTTGATCCCGTCGCCAGCACTGCCCGCACTGAGGGTGGCGTTCAGACGGTAGTGATCCGTGTCAACGAGAGCATTGAAGATATGTCTTACGTTGCCGGGGGTCGCACAGAGCGATACACCTTTGAACAAGGTAATCGCTACCGAGTCCCGATTTACATTGCCGCAGAACTTGAAGGTCTCGGCAAGGTTTGGCACTAAGGAGCCACCCCAATGGGTATTGCAACCGTCCACTATCTTTCAATGAACGCCCGAGACGGCGTGGTAGACATTCCTGATGAAGAAGGTACCAACACAGTCCTTGAGGACTGGAGTGGTTCCTACACGTTTGACAATCTTCAGGTACCTAACGTCTACACGGTTAACTGGGGCGATGGCTCCAGCACCGAGGACGTGGTAGTGGGCGGTGCAATCTCCCGCATCAAGACCAGCGATTTCGATACCGATGTTCCGTTCATGTTTAATGATCCGAACCCGTACGACATGGTCATCCTTCCTGATAACAAGACCGCTTACGTTACGCAGCCTCAGGCTGGCGAATTTAACGGCAACCCAGTTGGTCGTATTAGCGTCGTTGATCTTCAATCTAAGCAGGTTCTAGACGAGATCGCTATCCCCAACAACTTTATTGTATGGGGTATTACTGCCACTTCTGATGGCAGTAAGGTCTATGTCGCTTCTAGTGCAACCGCAACCGACGATGATGACAAGATTTTCGTTATCGACACCGCTAAGCGTGAGGTCGTAAAGGAAATTACTGTCGGCCTTTACCCGAGTGGAGTTACCCTTAACCCCGCTGGGACCGAACTTTGGGTCACTTGCACTGCCGATAGTTCCATCTACATCATCGACACGGCTACGGATGAAGTTGACCGCTTCTTGGAATTCCCTGATAGCGGTACCGAGCCTATGCGTGGAGTGTTCTCCAACGCTGGTGACGTGTTCTACGTCACTCTTTGGGGCCTCGGTCAGGTTGGAGCCATTCAGTCTGATGCTGAAGATCTCGCTGCCTTCGACTTTGTCAATGTAAATGAGCCGTTTGGTATCGGCAAGAATGACGATGGAAGCCGCCTTATCGTGGCATCCAACGATTCCGGTGAAGTAGTCATCATCGATGTTGACCCGTTTGAAATTCTTGACACGGTTGAGACTGATGATTTCCCGTGGGCGATTGCTGTCGATGCAAACGACGTTGCCTACGTCACTCATGGAAGTGGCGACGTATACTTCGTCAACATCAACACGGCGACCCTTGGCGGCTCTGAGTACGTTGGCGCTAATGCCAATGGTGTCGCTATTTCCCCGAACGGTGTCTACGCCTATGTGACAGTGTTTGGTTGGTCCGACTGCGATGGTCAAGACACTAACTTTGACCTGAGCCACACCTACGCCACCCCCGGCACTTACACCATTACCGCAACTGACAAGGATGGTCAGGTTGACGTTAAGGGTACCGTTACTGTCCTTGTTGACTGATCTAATCTAGGAGCAATTCCAAATGGCCCTTCGTGATGGGTTCCGTATCCCGAATGCTGATACGTTCGCTCCTGACTTTCAGACAGCACAGCCTGATCAGGGTGATTTCCTGATCCTTGGCAACAGCCAATATGGCGTTATTACTGGTTGCGGTATCTCCCCCAGCGGCTCTTATTCAGTAGCCGTTGGGGGTGGACCCAACTTGCTAATTGTGGCTGGTCAGTTGTACACATTGGCCCCCGGACTTGGGCTATCAGTATCCCCTCCAGCGGCTAGTGCTCGTTTCGACCTAATTGTCTACGACACAAGCCTTGCTTCGCCGTTCGCAGTAGTAGCAGGCACTCCTGCTCCTAACCCGGTATTCCCCGATGTGACGAGCACTATGACGGTGCTTGCTGCCGTATTTATTCCGGCATCGGGCGGTAGCGGTGCGATACGCATTATTGATAAGCGTAACTTCCTTCAGACGGAAGTCATTGGCGTTAACTCACCAATGATCCTAAAGAACCTTGATAGCAGCGGTGCTTATATCAAGGTGAGTATCGATGGAAGCGGCAAGATCTCTTGGGGTGACGGATCTAGCACTGTCGATACTTCGGTAGAGCGCATTAGTGCAGGTAAGTTGCGTACACCCGGAGAGTTCTCAGCCGAGGTACTCACTGCGTCGTCGTCTGCAACGGTGGGTGGTAATGACGTAATTACTACTGAGACCATCGACTGGGGTAACTCTCGCCCTAGCGCTAGTACTAAAGATATTGGTGACGTGTACGTCAACAATACTACTGGTGATATCAGCGTAGTTAAGTTAGACCCTCTCGGTGCTAAGGAGTGGACTTCCCTCCAGCCCAACCTTCCATCAGGTTCGGTTATTCAATCTCTTGTAGCCCCTGACCGCATGCCGGGATGGCTTCCACTCATTGGCGGTACCATCGCTACATCGGAAGCGGGTAATCTTCCTACCCTTTTCCCCGAATGGGTATCAGGTAGCAATATCACGTTGCCTGATATGCGTGGTCGTATCCCTGTTGGCGGTGGAGACATTTCTAATGGCTCTGTCGGTTCCACACATGGTAGTACCCCGCTGGATGGAACTGGTAAGACCTCGGTAACTCTTACCGAAGCGAACCTTCCTCCCCATAGGCACCGCAACAGTAATACCACTGCGGCAGCAGGTTCTCATTCCCATACTGGTACTACCGCTGGCGGTGGGTCACATTCCCACACTACAGACGGCCATGTGGGCGGTACTGGAGACGGCGGCGCTCACGGTCATTCGGCTACCGATAGCGGTCACTGGCATTACTGGGAAGGCGGCTTCCCTATGGTTGCTACGTTCCCTGACGCTCCGCACGATAGTTGTATGGATATCCCGTTCGCTGATGCGTCCCATACCTATCGGACCCGACCTGAGCCTCACTCAATGTTTGGAACTGCAAACATCACCGTAAACGGTGCTGCTAACCATTTCCATTCAATCGGTACCTCATCAACTCATACCCATTCAATTGATACTATGAGTACAGCGAGTGCCCATACCCACGCCATCCCCGATCATCTGACTATCGGTAGTGGTACCTCAGTTACCGTTCAGCCCCCGACGCTGAATCTCTACTTCTATATTAAGATTTAGGGGGTAGAACGACTATGGCGACAGAACCTGTCGTTTACCGAGTCGGCTCTTTCGTACCAAACACCGTTACTGCATCCGCTGAGTTATACGCCGAACAACTTGAAGAAATGCCTTACCCGTTCGGTATGAGCGAATATGCAGACGGATCAAATTGGCCCCCAGCCGGATTCTCAGGAGTAGCGGTGACTACATCAACATCTACTAATACCGCCAGCCTCCTCCCCGAGGCATATAACCTTGAGTGGGTTCAGGGTGACACGGCTGAATTCCAGTTCTTGTTTACTGACGTGAACTGGACACACGTTGACCCCGAAGAGGTCGATCAACCTGAATGGGTTGAGACGACGTGGTCTGCTCAGGTCCGTAACCCTTATATCTATTCCACCTATGCCTCTGACTATTGGGTTCCGGCATATGGGTATCAATACAACTGGTGGCGTGGTAACAGCATTGTTGCTGAGTTTGATACTACCTCTGAACTTATTCAGGGCTTTGATACTACCGATCTAGAGCGTTGGGCTACCCGA